CGGCACCGTGGCCGGCGACCCCGGAGCGGTGCCGGTCTTCCAGTCGATCGCCATCAGCCAGTACCTTCACCAGGGCTGGTATTTTCTGGCGACGGCCACGTCGCTAGACGTTACTGTTCGCGCCGTAAACGGCTCGCCCCATAGCCTAATGCTGGGCGGCTTTTCCTTCGTTGACAATACGCCGCGCACTCACTACGCGGCCATGGCGGACGCTTCGGTTACGCCTGTGTTTGCGGTAGACGGGTTGCCGGCGGTCTTCCCCTTAATAACCGGGCAAAACGCCCTAGGCTCGGCCAACGTGCCCAGGGTGATGTTGGGGGTGTAGCATGTCAATTGACTCTAGGCCCGCGATCGGGCGCGCCGTGCCGGGTGTTCCCCACGCTACCGGCCGCTACTATAGCTCGCCCCTACCCACCGCCTTCACTACCGTAGCCCTGGTGGCCAACATCCTCTATGGCATCCCGTTCCTAGTGCCGGAGACCGCCACCTATACGTCGATCACCATCGAGGTCACCACTCTAAAGGCCGGCTCTAGCCTTCGCCTGGGTATCTACCGCGATAGCAGCGGCGCGCCGGGAGCCCTGGTCCTGGACGCCGGCGTTGTCTCCGGGGCCACGACCGGCGCCAAGACGATCGTGATCTCGCAGCAACTAACGGCCGGCTGGTACTGGCTGGCCTGCCTGGCCAACGATACTCCCACCATCCGGGCGCTCACGGCCACGTCGTCGCTACAGTGGCTAGGCTATACGTCTGGAACCGACGTTACCACGCACGCCGGCTGGTCCGTGGCCCAGGCCTACGGCGCCCTACCGGACCCGTTTACGCCCGGCGGCGCCCTGACGACGATCGCCGCCCACCGCATTATGCTGGCGATCTAGGGGGCGCTGTGGAGACTTGCCGCCGGCCGCTGGTGGACCCGCCCGAGGTCCAGGGCATGATCGAGGCGGCGGCCCGCCGCGCCGGGATCGCGGACGGCGTCGGCTACCTGGCCCGCGACGATGTGCTGAGTGAGCTAACCCTGGTGGCCCTAGAGGCCCGGCAGACCTTCGACCCCGACCGGGGCGCCAAGTTCACGACCTACCTCTGGCTCCGCTTGTGGGGCCAGGCCGTGGATCTCCGCCGGCGCCACGGTCGGCAGCTACGCGATGGCCAGCCCCGGCCCCTAGAGGTCGGGTTGGAAGCCGCCGCCTACATCGAGGACCGCGCCGCCGTACTCGCCCTAGACGGCGGGCTCATGCAGGCGATCTCTCGCCTTCCGGGCCGGGAGCGAGCGGCGCTGTTGCTGCGCGACGTGGGCGGTGTGCCGGCGTCTGACGTGGGCCGGTTCCTGGGTATCGGCAAGAGCAGGGCTAAGGACCTGCGGCGAGCAGCGGTCCGCCGGCTACACGTGGCGATGGGCCGCTAGGCGGTCGACCGTAAGCTAGGAGGGCTCTGCATGGTGACTCGGTGTCAGACTCTAGGTGAGCGGATGGCGACGGTAGAGGAGCATTGCCGCTCCATGGATGGCACACTACAGGACATCAAGAAGGCCGTCGCCGAAACGATACCGAAACAGGCAGAGATGATCCGCACCGAGGCCGTGCAGGCTGTAGCGGCCGGGACCAAGGAGATGAAGGAGCTAAAGGTGGCGGTCAACGGCCGGCTCCGCCGGATCGAGTTGGCCGTAGCCATGGCGATAGGGATCGCCATCGGCAGCGGAGTCTTGGGCGCCACAGACGCCCTAAAGGTCGTGTTCGGAGGTGGCTAATGCTACTACGCGCGGTGGTTCGCTTTCTTCGCACAGTCCTGGCGGTGGGCGCCGGTGCCGGGATCACCTGGGCCATCGGCCACACCGGAGACCTCCCGGTCCAGCCGGAGATCGCGGTCCTGATCGGCGCCGTTCTAGTGGCTCTGGATAAGTACGCGCGCGACCGGGGCTGGTACTCGGTCGGCGTCTAGTGCACGTCACGGTCGACATCGAGGCGCGGCCCCGGACGGCCCGGAAGCGCTGGACGGCCCAGGCCGCTAACGCCTTCATCGACCGGGCGATCGCCATCACTGGCCTGCGGGCCATCGCCGAGCGCCAGGTCGCCGAGCGGGGCGATGTGCTCATGTTCTACCAGCTTATCGCCGAGTCTCACATCTCCGGCCATCTGGACCGCCGGCACGGCCGGGGCTGGGTCGATGTGTTCTCCTGCCGGCCCCTAGAGGCCCGGCTAGTACAGGCGGCCGCTAGCAAATACCTGGGGGCCGACGGTACCATCTCCCTCCGGTGCCTAGACCGGGGCGTGCTACCCTAAAGGCGATGTGTGGAACGATGGGCGCCGCCGCATTGGAGCACCGACCTGAGCCGGCGCAACTGGCTCTCGCCGGCCGGCTTCGACGCGCGCGTCCTTAGAAGGAGGCACACGATGTTCGGCTTTCTGGCAAGGCTATTCCGGCTCCACTCTGGCCACGTCTGCCCTGCATCGGGGCAGTACACGTGGTCGCAGGAGCCCCACGACCAGCGGACGTGCGTCGAGGGGAAGGTCATGCCGCCCCCGCCGAAGGGCCAGCGGGGCGGCTACTGGCGCCTGACCGACCGAACCAGAACGTCGCACGAGCCCTAGCATGTACCCGCCGGACGAGATCGTAGGTCCCAGGCTGGGCGCTGTAGCTTTAACGGATCGCCGTTCCGCTTCCACCGCCGATAGTGCAGCCTACACCAGCCCTGGCGGCTGGACGAGGGCCGGTCGCAACCGGGAATGTTACATGGCCTCCGATCATGGGTCTGGCGATGGCAGGGCGGGCAAAGGCGCTGCAAGTTACCGGGGGCGTTATTCTGGGGGTCCTCGTCCTTGTGGTGAACATAGGTTGCTCGCGCGCCGCATAGTTCACATGGCCCCGCCGCCAGTATGGCGCGGGCCTGCTTCCTGCCGGACGTATCGGAGCCCCCATGGAAAGCGGGGTTTCTGGCCCCTTTCTTCGAGCAGGAGCGGCATCGGGCCGAGTCCGGGCCACCTAGGGGCGCGCCGCAGTCCAGGCACTTACCGGCGTGCCGCTGGTTCCACTCCCGCTTATACTGGCGGCTAGTCGGAGGCATTAGTCGTGGCCTACCCCCCGGATGAAAGCATATTTGACCGCCTCCGTCAACATACATGGAAGTGGGCGCCGCGCTGGCATACGCCCCGGCTCATCATCATCCACTCGACGCGCTCGGGCATACCGGGCCACATGGCCCAGGAATACGGCTCTACGCTAAACTGGCAGATGTCGCCCAGTAACCGCGTGGTCGAAGCGGACGGCAGCGTGTGGGGCTCCATGTCAGACCGGGTGATCGGCCACGATGGCCGGCTATGCCGCAGCCTACCCGACGACTGTCACCCGACATGGAGTGCCGGCCACATGGACCCCTGGGCGATCTCCTACGAGCTTGCCCAGCCGACAAACGACACGCCGTTTACGGAAGCGACCCTTGACCGGGCGGCCCGCGAGATCGCTAAGGACTGCGGGCGCTACAACATCCCGCCGGTGGTCCTACCCTACGTCTCCGGCGATAACCACGAGGCGCCAGGCATCGCCCGGCACGACCACTCCGCCAACGGGCGGACCTGGGGCAAGAGCGACCCCGGCGTCCTGTTCGACGATCAAGCCTTCGAGAGGAGGGTCCGCGCCTACATGCCAACCTGTACGCCTGAGCAACTGCTAGCCCTGATCCGGGCGCTAACACCGGCCCTGCTAGCCGGCGACCTGGCGACCCTCTACCGCCAGATCGTCTATCTGTACGCCCTAGCGCACCAGCCGCTACCCGTCTAGCGGCCCGGTAGTAAGCCGGCGCCGATCATGACCTGGCTGTTCTACCGGGGCAACGTGCACCGCAGCATCGTGGGCTCCGTTACGCGCGCCGTCTACGACTGCCGGCCCCGTTCCTTCGTGATGGTCCAGGACCCCGACGTTGGGCAGCTACTCCGCATGCCCAAGGCCCACTGTGGCTGCGGCCACATGTTCCAACGCAGGTCGCCCCGGAACGCTTGACACTGACTGGCCGCTACGGCTATAATTTGGGCGCCATGATAACCCGCGCCAGGGCCGTAGAGAGGTGGGCAGCCGCCCGCGTCTGCGCCGAATGTGGCAGCCGACTCGTCGCCGGCGCTACCGGCCCGGCGTGTCCATCCCGCACCGACCACGCCGGATCGATAGCGGCTCCTTCGGGTGCCCTGGCGCGCATCATGGCCGAATGGGAGCGCGGGCTAGAGCCCGCCGCCGCCCTAGTGGCGGGCTGGCGGGGGCCTCTAGGCTATTGGCTAATGCGCCGACATGTCTGGGGGGATCATCGGCTCTGCCCATGGCTCCATCCCCTGCTCGGGCTAACGCCCGAGGACCTAGGGTGCCTAGGGGCCGCCCCCTGGATGCACCCGCCGCCGGGTCCGGCGGTGGACGTATGGTAAGAGGAGGTTGCCGTGGCCAATGACGACCAGGCCCTAACGGTAGTCGGCACGCGCCCGCTGCCAGCTACCAAGGCTAATATCGACACGATGGACCGGTTCATTCAGGTGATGGACCCGACCTCCCCGCCCAAGCTCCGGTGGGCGCTAGCGGTGGTGGCCGTACGGCTGGGCCTGCATCCGCTGAATAACGAGGTCATGTTGTACGAGGGGCAGGTCTTTATCACCGTGCACGGCCGGCGCCGGCTAGCGGAGCGCAACGGCGACCTGGCCGCGATCCAGCCCGACATCGTGATCGACGAGCAACACCGGAAGGCCCTGGGGGCGACGACCAAGGGCGACGTGGTGGCCGAGTGCCGGGTCTACCGGCGCAGCGACGAGCGGCCCACGATCCAGTATGGGCTAGTGCGCGCGCACGAGCGCTGGCCTAGCGAGAAGGAGATGGACGCCCTAGGGGTGAAGCCAGAGGATGTGCAGAAGCTCCGAAACAACGACGATCCCGACGGCCTGTTCGCCCTCATAAAGAACACGCGCGCGAAGGTCCGGCCGGTGATCCTTCAGCCGCAGATCATGGCGATGAAGCGGGCCGAGGCCCGCGCCCTGGACGCCCTGGCCGGCGTGCCGCTTCCGACCTTCGACCCGGAGATGGGCGCGCCGATAACCAACGGCGCCCTGCCACAGTGGCTAATGCAGGCGGACGCGGAACAGCCGGCCATATCGTCGCCGGCTGAGACGTCGCCCACGCCACCGCCTGCGCCCTCGCCGACGCCGGCGACCTCGACATCGCCACCGCCTACGCCTACGCTACCGCCACCGCCCATAGACCAGGACCCAGGCCCCGGCGGGGAGCCGCCCGCCGCCCGCGACCCTACGCCGGTCGAAGACCTATCCCTGGCCGAGCTTAACCGGAGAGCCCATGGCCGCCAGACGGGGCTAACGCCCCAGGAAGGAGCCCCGAATGCCCAATAAGGCCGACGCCCAGCCCGCCGACGAGCAGAGCCTTACCCTAGAGGCCGTAGCTACCGTCGAGAAGCGGCGGCCGGTGCCGACGAAAGAGGGCCAGGCGCTAGAGATCACCCTGATCATCGCTAACCCTGAGCCCGAGGACCTGAACCTGCTATGGTCCGCCATCGGCTTCGAGTGCCGGGCCACGCTAACCTTCGCCGGCCGGCAGGTCCGTTTAAGCTAACGCGCCTAAGCCCATCAGGAACCTTGACACAGAGCGGCCCCTGCGTATGATGCAGGGGCCGCTACTAACTAGCCGCAGCGTCTAGCTTATGGAAAGGAGTCCGAAGTGCCGCGCCACGACCAGCTACCGCCTAGAGTCTTCGACATATCCGCCCCCCAGTACCCACTACCCGACCCTTGTTACCCGCCGCCCCGACCGCTCGCAACCCCCTCGCGTAGCGCGCCCGCGCGCCCCGGCCCCCGAAGTATTAAGAAGACGTTTGATGATGATGATGATAGCGGATCGATCCGATCATCATCATCATCACCGTATAGGCGCGCGCGCCCGCGAGGGAGCCCGACCGAGAAACGCCTAGCGCGCTGGCTAGCGGGCCGGCTAGGCTTTGCCAACGCGCTAGCCTTCGTTTCGCGCTATGGCGCCGGGCCGGTCCTGGACGTTATGCACTTGGAGGGCGTGGTCGTGCCGGCGGAGCGGGGCGGATGGCAACCTAACGCTAGGCTCCGAAACCCCGGCGGCTTCCTACGGTGGGCCACCCAGCGCCAGGCACCAGCCTTGACAAGCGCTAGCCGTAGCGGCTATACTTCCGAGGCGCCGGCCGCTACCGAGAGCCGGCGCCTAGCGATAGGAGGCTAGGAGTGGAACCTAACGGGATCATCCGGGGGATAGCGACGGCCGATCTCCACCTGGGGATCGACAACGTCGGGGGCGTCAACGCCTACGGGCTCCCGGCGCGCGTAGACGACTACTTTGACGCCCTGGACCAGATCATCGGCATGGCGTTCCGCGAGGGGGCGGACCTGTTTATCATCGCCGGCGACCTGACGCGGCACCGTAACCCGCCGCAGCGGATCGCCGCGCCGTTCCTCTACCGGGTCCGGGCGCTGATAGACAAGGGCATCACGCCGGTCCTGGTCCGGGGCAACCACGACGGCGACTCCGGCAACGGCCAAAGCAACCTCCTAGACACGGCGGAGGTTCTCGGCGCCTTCGTCTTTAACGAGCCGGCGTCCATGACGGTTACGCTGGCCGGCGATCGGAAGGTGCGACTGGTGGGCATACCATGGCCGCGCCTGGGCCGGGCCGACGCGCGCGACCTGGACGAGCTAACCAACGCCGCTGACGCCGCCGTGCGGCAGACGATCGTTAGGGCGGTCCTACCGCCCGACATGGACGAGGGGCCACAGGTCTTGATCGGCCACCTAGCGGTAGCCGGCGCCGACCGGGCCAGCGACCAGTGGATGACCTTGGGCTACGAGCCGCTAGTCCGGGCGTCCGACTTCCCGGTCACCCTAGACCTGGTGTTGCTAGGCCACTACCACAAGCCGGGGGTGATCAAGGGCGGGTCCACGCTGGCGGTCTACTGCGGATCGCCCATAACGATCGACTTCGGAGAGGAAGGCCAGGAAAAGGTAGCGTGGCGGTTTGTTCTTAACCCCCGCGAGCCAGCGGGGGCGCGGTGCGTCGACCTAACGCCGTTTACGGTTCGCGGCCGGCCATTCCAGACGATCGACCTGGACCTAGCGGACCTGATCGCCCCGGACCTGGTGACGGTGGCCGCTATCGACGCGATCCGCCAGGCAGGCGTAGCGGAGGGTGCGGTAGTCCGGCTGCGGATCACCTGTAGGGCGGCCGCCCAGGCCGGCGCGTTGGACCTAGGCCGGATCGGGACAGTCCTACGGGATACGGCCGCGTGGGACGTGGCAGGGATCACCGTCGACGCGCCCCGCGCCGAGCGCCGGTGGGGCGGTGATGGGCTAACGGGCCGGCCGCCAGAGGAGATATTGCGCGAGTACCTAGAGCGCACCGAGGCCGACCCGGAGCGCCGGACCCGACTCTATGGCCTAGCGATGGGGCTAAAGGGGGAAGCGTGAAACGATACCCGCGCGTAGCGATCAACCGTCGGTTCCCCTTAAACGATGCCCTGGTGCCGGCCAACCTAGAGGTGGAGATCGACGGCAAGTGGATAAGCCTAGGGACGATGGGCTCGGCCAACTATGGCGGCCCCGGCAGCGAGGAGAAGGCGGCCCACTACCGCGCAGTAGTCGCCCGTTTCGTTACCCTCTACCTGGCCGCGCCAGCGCTGTTCGCCCACCTAGAAGCCGTGGTCCGGTGGCTGCGGACCCAGCCGTTCCCGAGTAACGACCAGGACCTACGGGATAGCGCGGCCCGGCTGCTAGTCGGCACCGAGGCCATCATCAAGCAAGCAAAGGAGGAGCTATGATCAAGGTGTGGGTGAGAATGGACCGGCCCCCCGGCCCCGATAGCCAGTTTGTCGAGCTAGAGGACGAGAGCGGCCACGGGGTCAGGGCTGAATGGCAGGAATGGGGACGGTATTGGGCGCTTGGGCCGTTCTATCTGGCCGCCGACGTTGACGCCGAGATCACCCGGCGGGAGAGGCTGCTTGATCCCGTCCGAGACGGCCTCGAAGACGCGGTTACGGGGCTCCGAGAAGCGGTAGCCACCGCCCTACGGCATTTGCAGCCATGATCCACATCTGGACTACCGACGACTTCTACCAGGTAGCGGACGGGCTGGCGCGCTGGCAGTTCTACGCCGCCCGGCATGGCCGGCGCGACCTATCGGACCAGTACGGCGCCGCCTGGCGGGTAGTGATGGACCTATGGGAGGCCAGCCTAACGGGGGCTGCCTACCTACCTACGGACCTGGAAGACGAGATCATGCAAGCGGTAGGGGCCGCGCGGAAGCCCCGGTTGACACAACTGGCCGCAGCGGCTAGCATGGTGCGGCCATGATACCCGAGCGCATAACCGTTACCAACTTCCTAAGCTACGGGGCCGCCGATGTCGACCTGCGGGGGCTTTTCATGGTGGCCCTGGCGGGCGGGAACGGCGCCGGCAAGTCGGCCCTGGCGGTGGATGCCCTGACATGGTGCCTATGGGGCGAGAGCCGCGCCCGGTCCGATGACGACCTGGTCCGGGCCGGCGCCGATGAGTGCCAGGTGACGGTAGACGTGGCCGTGGATCGCGGGCGCTACCGCATTAGCCGCCGCCGCCGGCTAGCTGGCAGCGGCCGGGCCGGCGTAAGCGCCCTGACTATCGAGGGCCTAGAGGCCGGGGGCGCCGTCAAGCTGACGGCGGAGACGATCAAGCAGACCCAGGAGCGGATCGACCGCATCCTGGGACTGGACGGCCACACCTTCATTAACACGGCCTGCCTAGTGCAAGGGCGGGCTGACGAGTTTGCCCGCGCCGGCCCCAAGGACCGGAAGGACCTGCTAACCGAGATCCTGGGCATCCGGTCCTGGCAGGAGTGGGCCGCGCGCGCCCATGAGGCGCGCCGTCAGGCAGAGGCCGCCGGCGCCGCCGAGCAGCATTCGGCCGAGGCGCTTCGGCAAGTTCTGGCCAGCGCCGGCGATCTAAAGGGCCGCCTGGCGGAGCTAGAGGCTAGGGCGAAAGAGCAGGCGGAGCAGGTAGCCTACCACGAGCGGGCCATCAGTGAGGCCCGTGGGCTAGCGGAAGCCCAAGCTGCGACCCTAACTACCCGTGACAAGCTCCGGGCCGACCTAGGCCACCTGGAAGGCCAGGAGCGCATGGCCCGTTCAAACCTTGCCACATTGGCCAGGCAGCTTGAAGCCGCCGGCGCACCGCCGGCTGGCGCCGACGCGCGGACCTGCCCGACCTGCGGGCAGACCATCGCCGATGAAGGCGCCCGGCGTCGGCTAGAGGAGTGGGCCGCGCGCCAGCGGGAGCTACGGGCGGAGCTAGCGGACCGCCAGGCAAAGGCCCAGGCCGCGATGGACCTGGCCGCAGTCGAAGCCGGCGGTGTGAGGGAGCAGCTAGCCGGCCTAGAGACCGAGGTCGAGGGCGTGGGCGATATGCGCGCGGCCCTAGCCAACGCCGAGGCGCGCTACAAGGAAGCCGCAGGGCTGCTCGCCGCCTACCAGGCCGACGCCGCCAGCGTCCAAGGCCGGATGGATCAGCTACGCGCCCTAGAGGTCGACCTAGCGGCGGCAGAGGAACGCCAGGCGCGCGCCGCCGCCCGCGTGATCGACCTGCTAGCGGTCGAGGATGCTCTGGGGGCCAACGGTATTCAGGCTATGTTGATCGACGCCGCGATCCCCGAGATCGTCGCCGAGGCCAACCGGCTCCTGGGCATACTGACCGGCGGCACGACGACCATTGATCTGAGGACCCAACGCGCCGGCAAGACGACCGGCCGCGACATCGAGACACTAGACCTGCTCATTAGCGACGCCCTGGGCGTCCGGCCCTACGAGCTTTACTCAGGGGGTGAGCGCTTCCGGGTAGACTTCGCAACACGGATCGCGCTATCCCGGCTGCTAGCTAGGAGGGCATCGGCGCCATGCAGGACCCTAGTGATCGACGAGGGTTTCGGGAGCCAGGATGGCCGAGGGCGCGAGGCGCTTATGGAGTGCCTTTCGATGATAGCGGCCGAGTTCGGGTTGATCCTAGTGATCAGCCACGTAGACGACTTGAGGGAAGCGTTGCCGAACACGATCCTGGTCGAAAAGGGACCGAATGGCTCGCGGGCCAGCCTACACTAACCGGCCCCCACAACCGCCGGCCGGGCCGTGCGGCCTGGGGGAAGACCATGCGGAACCGACGCTGGCGCCGACGCTGGCGGCGGTGGTCGTGCTGGATCATCCGCCGGCGCTGGGACGGGCTCTACATCGTCCTAGTGGGCGGCAAGGAGGTCGCGGTGGTCGCACGGAGCGGGCAGGATGGTAAGTGAGATGGTGCCTGGCGGTGAGCGCCTTAATGTGGATATGCGCCGCCGTCGCTGTAACCGGCTGCGGAGGCGCCTATAGACAGAGTGAGCCCACGGCGGCGGACCCCGCGAGAGCTACGCCGCCTTGGACTACGGCCGGCGCCCGGATGTGCCCCGACCTCGACTCCGCCACCAGAGGACCGCAGGGCGTTCCGGCGCCGGCCCCCGTCCCTACAGTGATCGCCATGGCGGCCTCACCGACGCTGGCCCCGCCCGCGCCGGCCGGGGCCGCCGCCCTCATGGCCGCCTTCCTGGCCGGGTACGCCGCCGGCGGAGGGCCGCCGGACCTGGCCGCCCACTTTGCCGACATAGTGATCCCCTGCGAGTCGGGCTGGGACCTAGACCCGCCCGGCTACCACCTAGGGCTCGCCCAATTCGCCCCCGATACTTGGGCGCGAGCCGCCCGGCCCGGCGCCGACTACCGCGACGCCTGGGAGCAGGGCTTCGCCGTGGGCAACTGGATCGGCCCGTTGGGCGTCGATCCGGCCGGCACCGGCGGTTGGGCGAATTGCTGGTAGCCCGCATATCGCGCATAGGCGCATCTATTCCCGCTCCACGCCCCCGCAGGGCGGCCCACGCGCAGGTGATCGCGGAACTTGGCGCCGGCGGCCTCGCCGGGGCGTTCGCGCCTAACGCCTACCTCGGCGGGCGGAGCGCTGATCTCCGGGGCTCCACAATTAGAAACTGAGGCCGCAACGGCAGAGGGCCATATCACGGCATGGCGGAGTGCCATTCGGCTATTTCTGCCCCACCGCGCCGCCAGGACCCCGCGCGGGCCGGCCTAACTATTCGGGCGTCGGACCCATCACCAGGCGGGCGCACCCCTTATAGCTTCGCCGTAACCAGATCGTCACCGAGAAAGTCGCAAAATAGTCCCATTTGCGCGCGAAAAGGCTTGACATCGCTAGCCGTAGCGGCTAGTATGTAGGTAGATAAGACATCGGCGAGGGGCAGGCCAGCAAAGCGAACAAGCCCCACAACAAAGGCCCCAACGCCAAGGCGTACGGCGCTACACCGGGCGGGGCCGGCCGAATGGCCGGCCGCCACAAGAGCCACTAGCGAGGCAGGCACGGCAACTAGGCGCGCGGAGGGAACGGGGCCACGACTAGCTAGACAGACCGAGAACCGAGAGGAGAGGGTAGGGCTGTCTAAGGGGCGCCGATGAACGGAAGGACGGGGTTACATTAGCCCTGCATGCCGAGAAGGTCCCCGCTATAGGGTCCGGGGGCGACCGAGCCCCCGCCGATGATGGCCCAGGACGGGGCCGAAACCCAGGAGGTAGTGCGATGCAGAAGATAATGCAGATCTCGATCGCTAACGGCGAGGGCCGTTTGCGATGGCGCCGGGGCGCTGTTCGAGCTATTGGTCAAGACCCGCCTAGAGGCGCGCCGGTGCGCCGGCCCCATCCTGGGCCGGGCCGAGGCCGGCGACATGGAAGCCATGTTCAACCGGTACGCCCAGGCCGGCGACTGGAAGGCGGGCTTTGCGGCCGTCAACCTAACCAGGAACGACGCGGTGCTCCTGGCCGCCGCGATCATCTGGTATCACGGCGCCGTGCCCATCGTTCGGATGAACCGGGCGCGCCACTACAACGTCAGTAGCCCAGGCTACGCCGCCTGGTAGCAGCCGAAAGCCGCGCGCGGGCGCGGCACCGCCGGGGCTGACCGCCCGGCGCCGATGATGGCAGGTCAACCGAAAGGACGGAACGATGATAACGATCAAGCGAGAGACGGTGGGCAAGAATGGCGAGTGGCCGATCCTCCGGGTCTATACGCCCTACGGAACGGCCAAGGCCAGCCCCACCAGCGGCCACATCTACGCGGCCGACGACACGTTCTGGGAGAAGGAGAGCGCGATGGGAACCGACATCAGCCAACGGACCTATGAGACCCTACAGCGCCGCGGCCGCGACGGTGAGCGGTGCGGCTGCGGCCACCACCAGTTCTGCACCGGCCGGGCTCACTACGAGCTAGAGACCGAAAGCTGGGCCTACCACATCGGCGAAGGCCCCAAGCGGGTCGACTACATGCCGCTCTGCGAGCGATGCACGACAGAGTGGCTTATCGTCTACAGCCACCACAACGGCGAAGGGGTCAACTGCCGGGCGACGGGGGTCCGGGTAGCCGGTCACCCCGCTACGCTAGCCAAGCTGGACGGATGGGCGCCTAACCGAGTCAGCCAGGGCGGCGCCCACTACATCATCACGCGGGCCGGCCTGAAGCTGGCCTAACGGTAGGGGCCTTCGGCCCCCGCCCTACGGTACGCCGGGGGGCGCCCCGTAGGGCGAGGCTCGAAGGGAGAGCCCGGCGACGAGGAAGGTTAAAACGATGGATGCCCAGGGAGTGACCCAGGCCCAGCGGGAGCTTGGCGCCGCCTACCGGCGCCGGCGCCTTATCGCCCAGCTACGGGCGAAGCGCAACGCGGTAGTCGAGAAGTGGGCCGCCCAGGCCGGCGAGCCCCAGCTTGACTTTATGCGGCCGAACGGGCCGCTAGACCGGATGTGGCGCCTAACGGCCGCGATCGACCGCGCCATCTTCCGGGCCGGTGGAGAGGTCTAGCGATGCAGGCGATCGGCACCGTAGACCTGGACGGCGAGCAGTGGGTAGTGGTCAAGCGCCAGGCCCGCGAGGACTTCCGAGAGCCTACGGCGAAGGCCATGGAGAACGCCGGGATCGTGGCCCGGCTAACGGTCCGCCGGCATGGCGGGTGCGCCCTCTACCACGTTAACGACTACGGCGACGCAGGCCTGGGGCCGCGCCACCGGGCGATGTAGGAGGACACGATGAAGCTGCACGGCAAGGGCAAGACGGTAAACCTGGTCTACCGGCCGACGGTTGGCTACACCGTCAAGAGCACGGTCAACACCCAGACCGTGAAGGTGGGCGATGTACTGGCCGAGAGCGAGGTCCAAGACCTTATCGACGCCGGCTACACCGTCAGGATCAGAGGCTAGGGGCTCCTGCCCCTAGGCCCGAGCCCGTCACCGGACGGGCTGGGACGTTAGGGCAGGAGGAAAAGGAAATGGCCCACCAATTGGAGATCAAGGCAGACGGCAAGGCCAGCATGTTCTACACCGACTGGCAGACCCCATGGCACAAGCTGGGGGTGTCGGTGGCCGAGGCGCCCACGGGCGCCGACGCGCGGAAGCTGGCAGGGACCGACTGGGAGGTCGGTATGCAGCCGGTTAGGACCGACGCGGGCGACGTTATCGCCGGCTACAAAGCGGTCACCCGGCTATCGGACGGCAAGGTCTTCGCGATAACGAGTAACCGCTGGACCCCATTCCAGAACGCCGAGATCGGCGACTTCGTGGACGATCTCGTGGCGGCCGGCAGCCTGAAGCGCGACACCGCCGGCGCCCTCTACGGGGGCGCCAAGGTGTGGGAGCTAGTCAGGGTGCCAGAGGAGATCACGGTGGGGCCGGGCGACAAGGTCTACCCCTACATCCTGGTCTTCAACGGCCACGACGGCCACACAGCCCTGAGCGTTCTGCCCACCACGGTCCGGGTAGTGTGTAACAACACGCTTAACGCCGCCATCGACCGGGCGGCCGGCGTTATCCCGGTCCGTATCTACCACGTGGGGAAGTTGGAGACCCGGCTAGCCGAGGCCCGGCGGGTCCTGGGCATTAGCAGCGTAGAGATCGCGGCCTTCTCCAAGATGGCGGAAGGGCTGGCCGCCCGCGACGGGCTGCCCCACATCAAGCAGCTTCTCAACCGCCTATTCCCCGAGCCGGCCAAGGATGCCACGCCGCTAGCTAAGACCCTGTACGAGCAGCGGAAGGCGGACCTGGACGAGACCCTGAAGCGCCAGGCCGGCGACGGCAGCGCATGGGCGGTCCTTAACGGAGTGACCGCCTATGTAGACCACCGCCTGCGCCACGCCAAGCGCGACGAGCACGCCGACAGCCGCAAGATGAACAGCGTCTTGCTAGGCGCCGACGCGCGGGTCAAGACCGAGGCCGCGCAGATCCTAATGAGCCTTACGGGTATCTACCAGGAGATCAAGCGCGACCGCGAGGCCGCCATGGTGGCGGTCAAGGCGAAGACAGTCCAGCCGACGGTGTAGAGGGAGGCGCCTATGGCATCGAAGGCAACGCTATTGAAGCTGGCCGGGCGCGGCCAGCTTCACCGGGGGCCGATCACGATGCACCCATTCCGGCCGACCTCGCGGACTAACCCTAGGCTGGCCCTCTGCCTACCAGGGGGCGCGGCGGTCGGATGGGTGCCCTACGGCCCGGAGTATCAGAGCGCCGCCGACCGGGCCATCCTGGCGGCGATAGACGGGGCGCCGGCGCGGCCGGCGCCCTAGGGAGAGCGCGATGGAATACCCCAAGAGCTACATGAAAGTAGAGTTGACCGAACACCAGTTGGCGATGGTGATCGCCAACCTCCGGTACGTCCGGGCGCAGCAAGGTTTCTTCGCGCCGGGCCAGCGCCGGCTACTAACCCACTTGGAAGCGACCCAGGACGCCTACCTGAACGGCCCGCCACGGGTCGGCTTCCTAGTCCAAGGCACCGGGACCGACGGCGTGCCGCCACGGTACGCTGCCCGGCCGTAGGGGGGCTCCGGCCCCCGCCCCTGGGCTGGACTCACCGGGAAAAGCCCTGGCGGCGTATGCCGCTGGCCCAGTACCGCCAGCCTGGGGGCCGGCGCCGGAACCGGACCGGCAAAGTTGACAAGCCTAGCCGTAGCGGCTAGTATGGACGGGGGCGACAGCGGTAGCGGTAAGTGCGCCGAGAAGGCCATCGGCCGCTATAGCGTAGGCGCCGGTTAGTCTACCGCCTAGCCCCTACCCGAAGGAGGGACCATGAACGTAGAGCAGGGGGCTTGCCCCAGCGAGGAGGAGATGAAGGCAGAGGAAGCCATTGGGCGCCGGCAGGCGCAGGCCGCCGCGAAGGCGGCGGCCCCCAAGGTGCCACGGGAGGAGGCCGAGATCGTAGGGCTGCGGGTTATCGACGCCATCAAGGAGAACCTGACGCATGCCCTGATCTGCGGCTCCATCCGCCGGGGGATCGAGATGGTACACGACTGCGACATCGTGGCCGTGGCCCACGACGATACGGCGGCCGAGTCCGCCATGGCAACGCTGGTCAGCATGGGCGAGCCCATCCGGGCCGGCAAGAAGCTAGCCAGCGTTAGAGTCGAGGGAGTCCAGGTGGACCTCTGGCTAGTGCCAGAGGAGTCCTGGGGCGCCTCCATCATGTTCGCAACGGGTAGCCCGCAGCTTAACATCCGGCAGCGGCAGATGGCGCGGCGGCACGGTATGGTCCTGAGCCAGTACGGTCTATTTACCGACAACTCCGCCCAGACCCGGATCGCCGGCGCCACCGAGGTAGAAGTCTACGCCGCCCTGGGCATGGCCTACCTGGAACCGTGGGAGAGGAGTTGGGGATAATGGAAGACCACGAGAAGCCGGAGTGCCAGTTGATCGGCGAGGACGGCAACGTCTTCCTTATCATGGGCCGGGTCCGGCGCTCCCTCGAAGGGGCCGGCCAGCGTAAAGAAGCCGCCGAGTTTACCGAGCGCGCCCGCGCGGCTCACAGCTACGACGAGGTCCTGCGCCTAGTGATGGAATACGTCGAGGTTACGTGATGGCCCACCGACACGCCTGGGCGCCGGCCTGCCCCATCGCGCCGGCGTGGGATAAGGGGAACCGCCGGGCGCGGCGCGTGTGGGCGAGCCCCAAGCTGGCCCACTACGGCTGCGACTGCGGCGCCGTCAAGACCGAGCGTCGTACGACCCGTCGGTGCTACCTGATGATCAGCCGGCCGGGGGCTGGCGGCGGGCGGCGCCTATGGTCCGGCCGCCACACCTTGACACGCGGCTAGCCGTAGCGGTAGGATGGCGGCGGAGGAAACATGAGCAACAAAGTGGCAACGCCGGCGATGCTCCGGGCCTTCCGGGCCGAGTTTGGACTAACCCAGCCTGACATGGTCCGGGTCCTGGGCGTTAGCTGGCAGGCGATCAGCCGGTGGGAGCGCGGGGCGCAGCCCATCCGGCACGACCGCGTCCTATACCTGGCGCTCCAACATCTCCGCACCTGCTACCGACGGCGGGCGCGGCAGCGCCGAGCGTACAGGGAGAGGTCCAGGGCGGCGTAGGTGAGCGAGGGGGCGGGGGCTGACCGCCCGCCCTGGGCGCCGAAGTCGCCGGTTCTAGTGATCGGCGACTTCTGTCAGGATCGTTTCATCCGGGCAGCGGCTTCCCGCGTTTCGCGGGAGCGGCCGCTGCCCGTGTTTTCGTTTGGGGGGATCGAGGACCGGGCCGGCGGCGCCGGTAACGTCGCGCGGCAACTACGCGCCTACGGAGTGCGGGCGGTCGAGGTCGAGCTTGCGACGTGCGTAAAGCTTCGGGTCCTGGCCGGGGCGCCCGAGGCCGAGGTCTTCCGCCTAGACTACCCCTGGCGGGTCCGCCGACTAACGCCGGTACGCCAAAACCTGGCGGCCATCGCCGGCCAGACCTTCGCCGCGATCGTCTATGTCGACTACCGTGGGCTAGCCGGCCCGCCGGCGGTACTGGCGCCGTTCCTCGTTGGGCGGGTCTGCCCCCGGCTAGTCGACGCGCGGGCCAGCATCAAGGGCTGGCACGGCTTCGATGTGCTGAAGGTCAACGTGGCCGACGCCGGCTTACCCCGGCCCGTGCCGGTCCGGGTAGACTTCGACTGGGTGCGATGGGCGGCCGATGTGCCGGCGGCCGTAGTAACGAGGGGAGCCGCCGGCTACGCCGTGGCGACCGCCGGCCGGGTCGAGCAGCACCCGGCGGCCGATGTACCGGGGCCGGTCCAGAACGTGAGCGGCGCCGGCGACGTGTTCACCGCCACTCTGGCAGCATACGTGGGCGGCGCCTACGAGAGCGCCGGCCGCTACGCGGCCGAGGCTATGTTCGAGGCCGCCGAGGTCGCCAACGTAGCGGCCGGGCTGCGGGTGCGGGCGCCGGCCTATAATGTGGCCGTGGGGCCGCAGGAGATAGCGAAGTGGTTGCCGTCTGGTCCCCAGAGAGCCTAGAGGAGGTAGCCGATCGCTGCCGGGCCTTCCAGACCAGGCCAGGTGGCAGGATAGTGGGCCTGGTCAACGGCTGTTTCGACGTTCTCCATCCCGGCCACGTTCTGTTTCTCCGTGAGGCCGGCGAACACTGTAACGCCCTGGTGGTGGCGATCGACGGCGACGAGCAGGTGGTCCTGGCGAAGGGCGCCAGCCGCCCCCTACGGCCCTGGCCCGAGCGGGCCTTCATGGTCGCTGCCGTGCGGGGTGTCTTCGCCGTCGTGCAACTAGACCGCCACCAGCCGCTAGAGATGGTGCTAGCGGCCATTCACCCAGACCTCTACATGTTCCGGGCCGGCGGCCCGATAGAGGAGCTACAGGCGGCGCGTCGGCTGGGCCTTGGCATGCTAGAGCTACCCCGGCACGGCGCTTGGAGTACCACAAGGGAGTTGGCGCGATGGCAAAAGAGAGCCCCGTAGTGGCCAGCGAGCCGTTGCAGATCCGGTACGCGGACCCGCGCACCCTAAAGCTAAACGAGCTAAACCCCCGCTGGATGCCCCCGGAGGAGATGGCGGCGCTGAAGCGGTCCCTGACAAAGTGGGGCTTTGTCGACCCCATCATACTGCGTCGGGAGGATGGCGAAGTGATCGCCGGTCACCAGCGGATCGCCGCCGCGATCGAGCTAGGGCTAACAGAGGTGCCGGTCCTGGACATCGACATCTCCGTCCAGGACGCCACCCTGTTAAACCAGGCCCTTAACCGGATCATGGGCCGCTGGGATGAAACTAAGCTGGCCCTGGTCCAGGATAGGCTACGGCTAGAGGGCGCCGACCTGAGCCTGACGGGCTTTACCGGGGCCGAGCTTCAGCTTTACGCCGGCGGCGTCGCAGGGGCGCCCGTCCACGCGGCCGCCCGCGAGAACGACAACTTTAACGCCTTCAACCGTGGCACCGGCGAATATACGCGCCTAGAGATCGGCGAGATCATGGTGGCCCTGCCGGCGGATGTCTACCACCGGCTACTAGAGTGGGCGCGTAACGAGTACCCCGAAGACGACCGCGCCGCCATGGTCGCGGTCCTGACGGCCGGACTTGACGCGGTCGGCGCCCCGCCGGTAGAGGCGCCGGTGTGAGAGTAGCCCTGGTTGACGCCAACGAGCGCACGTCGGGCGCCTACCGGGCCGACTATGTGGCTTCCATCGTCGGCTACTGGCTGGAATACGAGGCCAAGCAGGCCGGCGTTCGGCTAACGGACCCCCGCAGCGCTGACATCATCCTGGTTGCCCACGCCGGCGCGATCAACTTCACCCAGGCCGTGCGCCGGGAGCTACGGCGCTACGGGATCGAGCCCGACGCCAGCAAGCGCGCCGGCCCCTACGTTATCGCCGGCGGCGCCATCGCGTCGGCCCCCTTTACCGTGATGGAGATATGCAACGCAGTCGCCATCGGTGAGGGCTACGCCTTCATCCGCGAGCTACTGTCGCTGGTCAAGAGCCGGGCCGGCGTAGAGAAGGTGCGGGAGTGGATCGTCGGCTACCCCCACGCCCTAGAGCGCTCGCAGCTTGCCGGCTACCGTCGGGATCATGCCCGGCCCTGGCTCCTGGCGCCTGGCAGCGCCGGCCCTATAGCGGAGCCCGACGCGCGGATCGACTGGTCCGTGCCGCCCATCCGGTCCGACGATAAGGTCGTCCAGGTCATGGCCGGGAAGGGCTGCCCGAACAAGTGCCTGTTCTGTGCTACCTCGTGGGAGCAGCGCTACCAGTACCGAGAGGACGGCGCCTACGCGGTCCGGCTACTCCGCCAGCTAAAGGATCGGGGCGAGCGCGTGCGGCTGGTCAGTAACGACCCGGCGGCGCTGCCGTGGTTCCCGGACATCGACATAAAGCTTGGCGCCCAAAGCTTCACCTTCCGGGCGCTGAAGTCGCCGGCGGCTCGGGCCGCCCTCATGCGGACCCGCCCGTCCAGTTGCCGCATTGGCGTGGAGGGGCTGTCCTACCGCCAGCGCCTAGCCTACGGTAAGCCGATCCGCAACGATGCCCTGTTGGCGCTACTGGCGGAGGTCCACGCTAACAAGCTGGATAGCCACCTGTTCTTTATCACCTGCGCGCCCTTCGAGACCGAGGCCGACTGGCAGGAGTACGCCGACTTCTACTACGACCTCTCGCGCGCCATCGTGCGCGGCGTCTGCCGGGTCAAATACACCACTTTTACGCCCGCCCCGCCGGCGCCCCTGGCCCGCTTTGTCCCTGGCGGAGAGCTACGCCGGCGGCCCGCCCTGTTTAAGGACTGGGTCGCCCGCCACAGCGCCGGCCGGCACATGTTCTCGATCTGGCCGCGCGGCCCGAAGACCGTCGCCGAGCATACGTCCGACCTGCTCTCGGCCCCGCCGGAATTCGTCAAGTCGTGGGTGAACGGCCGGGGCTGCATGGACCTGGCGCCGGCCATCGAGGACGCGGCCCGCCTGCCCTGGGAAGTGATCAAATGGCCCTGGGCCGCCGAGTCACGGTGGAAGGCCGCGAGCGCGTACGCGCGCGCGATGCAAACGTAGTTCCGCGCTAACTGAGTTAGCGATGCCCGCAAAACGGTCCCTACTCCGCAAGACTGCCGACGCGATCGCAGAGCGCCGGCGCCACGTCCGGCGCCTAGACCTAGAGGGCGCCGATGAATACGACATCCTGGCCACTCTCCGCCGGCAGGCGCCCCAGCTACTAGAGGGCCAGGTCAAGCCACTAGACATCATCCGCAACGACCTAAAGGTCATTTGGACCGGGGCGGCCGGGCACCTGGTCGACATGAACGGGCCGCATGCGCCCGGCGCCGGTGCCGTGGTGGACTACATCGACATGAAGCGGATACTCCTAATGTCCCTGATGATGCTAGCCAGCCAGCAGGGCGTTAACCCCCGCGAGCAGGCCCGGTGCTTCCAGGCGGCCAGCAAGATCGCTGACGACATCGCCCGTGCGCGGGGCGTCCGGGTAGACCAGCCCATATACAACATCAACTTCCAGCAGCAGCTACTCGCCCTAGGAATGCCGCCCGACGCCGTCGAGGCTCTGTTCGCCCAGCCGCCACTACTGTTACCGCCCGGCGCGACGATCGGCCCCGGCGCCGCCGGCATGGTCGACGCCCTCACCTTTGCCGTGTCGCCGGACTTCTGTAACCTGCCCACCGTCACCCAGGCCTACCCGATGCAGGAGCGGGTGCTTAGGGAATTCATGTCGCCCCGGTCGCCCTACCGGGTCCTGGTCCTGGTCTGCGGCATGCGCTCGGGTAAGGGCGTGGTGGGCAGCGTCGTCGCCTGGTATGCCGCCTACCAACTGCTCTCCCTGGCCGACCCCCAGGCCTACTTTGGGCTAGTACCCGGCCAGGAGATACAGATCGTGACGATGGCCACGTCGCAGGAGCAGGCCAAACATAACGTGTTTAAGCACATCGTCGATCGGCTAGAGACGGGCGGCGCCTGGTTCCAAGCGCTGGCCGGCCAGGCCGAGATCGTCAGCCTAGAGATACGGCTACCCAAGAACATCCTCATTCGCTGCGGCCACTCCAAGGCGTCAACCCAGGTGGGCTCTACATCCTACCTAGTGATCCTTGACGAGCTAGCCCGGATGAAAGACACCGAGGGGCGCGACAACGCAGACGAGGTCTACGACAAGATGTCTGCGACCACGGCCACCTTCCTAGAGAACGGCAAGGTCCTGGTCCTAACGTCGCCGGAGTGGGAAGGCGACAAGTCCATGCGGCTGCTAGAGGAGGCCACGGCCGTAGACGCGGACGGCCGGCCGGTGCACCCCGACATGCTGGGAGTCCAGTTGCCGACCTGGGAAGCTAACCTAAACCTGAGCGAGGACGCGCTAGCCGAGGCGTTCCACCGGGACGCGAACCCGATGGCCTTCTGGCGCGACTTCGGCGCCCAGCCCCCGCTAGCGATGGAGGGCTTCTTCTCCGATCCCGGCCGCTGGGATCGCCAGGCGGACCCGGACCTCCGGCACCCCTACGACGACCTGGGCCAGCTTGCCGACTGGTGGAAGCCATGCTGCGATAGCCGGCGCTACGTGCACATCGACCTGGGCGCCAAGCGCGACGCCGCCGGCATCAGCATGAGCCACGCCCCTGTGAGCGGCTGCCCCTACTATAAGACCCACCTGGAAGACGGCCAGCTAGTCGACAACCCGCGCGCCCGCGCGGTCGTGGTCGACGTGATCCACCGCCTGGTCCCTGGCCGGCAGCGGGAGATCAAGGGCGAGGTTTCGTTCGAGACCGTGCGCCAGATGATCCGCGACTGGGGCGATCGGGGCTTCAACATCAAGGGCGGCCTGGTCTCCTACGACGGCTGGCAGAGCCTCGATAGCCGGCAGATCCTCAAACGCGAGGGCTACCGGGTAGCGGAGTTCTCGCTAGACCGGAACACAGAGGGCTACGACACGCTGTTGGAGCTACTGAACACTGACCGCCTGGCCTACTACGCGCACCCGGTCCTACTCTCCGAAGCCAAGCACCTCATGCTGGTACACGGCAAGAAGGTCGACCATCCCAAGGGCGGCTCCAAGGATGTCGCCGACGCCGTGGCCGGCTCTGTCTATCACGCTTTGAAGCGCGGCGGGCGCATGGCCTTCGTGGGCTAGCCCACCAACATTCCCGGAAACGGACGCCAGCGAACGGTCGGGGATGTCCCGCCCCCTTGACTACGGCTAGCCGTACCGGCTATCATGGGGCGCGATGCCGATCCTCTGTAGCCGATGCTGTACGTGGAATAGAATTCCCAACCGGTTAAGGCCCGACGCCTTCGCGCACGTGTGTGTCGAGGTTCGGTGCGCGGTCTGCGGCGTAAGCCGGGGGGAGCACCGTGCCCACGGTTGTAGGCGGCTAGTTTACCGTTGTCCTAGTTGCGAAGATCGCCTATGCGCCGATGTGAAGCGCGACGATGGTTGGGCCGCTGAGCCCTTCGCTGGGGGCAACCGGGCCTGCTGGCGCTGTCGCCTAGATGAAGCTAGGTGGGAACGCCGGAGAGAGGAGGAACGAATACGGGAAAGGCTGAATAAGGCGGACGCCGACTACCAGGCATTCCGACAAACCGCCGAGGGGCAGGCATGGGCGCGAGCCCAGGAGAGGAAATACCAACTGCAATGTGTAAGAACGGGGGCGACAACCCTGCGGGAGTTGAGGTACTTGCTAGCGCATCCGGGTCAGTTGCGCTTGCGGCAGTGGGAGTACGAACGGGAGAGGACTTCGCCCGGCTGATGTCGGCCCTAATGAGTGACGTGATCACGGGCGACGTGACGCCGGAGATCGCTAACGCCGCCTGTAATGCCGGCGGCAAACTTCTAAAGGTCGTGGAGATGCAGTATAAATATGGCTCCAAGGCCGACGACCGGGCGACCCGCCCGTTCCTACTGGTCGGCCGGCAGGCCGAGGAGGATAAGAAGGCGCCGTCGGCGCCGGCCACGGCCGCCCCTGGGGCTTGACATCCCCTAGCCGCTACGGCTACGATCCTAGCGCCGGCCTACGCGGCCGGCGCTAGCGGAAGGAGCCGACCAGTGGCAAGCATCGCCCTAGAACACCTCCAAGACACCGCCGGGATAGTAGCCTGTACCCTGGCCATCATCGTCGGCGCCACGATGATGATAACCGCCGCCGTCTTCGCCGTAGCCGCCTGGTGGAGCCTACGGTAAAGCGCGCCGTCTACTGGCCCCCGAAACTTGACAAACGCTAGCCGCTACGGCTACTATGTCGGCGCCGGCCCGGCTGCGGGGCCGGGCCGGCTAGCGGAAGGAGGCAGAGGCGCGAACATGATATGCAAGGGACCCCGCCTTTCTGGCAAGGGAGTTCACAGGTGAAACGCAAAGTAACCCTAGTGGCAGCCGTGCTAGCCGTGCTGGTCCTGGCCGGCGCCCAGTCTATAGGGCCAGCTTCCGCCCAGCGCCGGCCCCTAACGCCGGCCCCGGCAGCCATCACGTTCCAGGATGGCATCGTCGAGACCGACGGCTTCAACCCAGCCGGGCTCGGGGGGGATGTAGCGGGGGCGCGGGCTACGGCCGAGGGAGCCAACCAGACCAGCGCCGTAGCTGCTACCGCCGCCACGGTCTGCAAGACCTACACGGCCTACCGGCAGGGCAATTCGGCTGCCGGCACGATCTGGCGCTTCAACCATACGATCTACTGGTGCTACAACGGCACCCGGATCGTGGGTACGCCGACCTCCTGGGTCTGGGCCTCGAACCTGGCCCCCGGCTGGCGGTACGACGGCCAGATAAGCTCTTCGACATACTGGCGGCCGGCCTACACCCAATACTACGCCTGGCGCCAGGGGAAGTTCCGCCTATGCGCCCAATGGTGCGTACAGGAGGTCCACCCCTGGGTCTCCTGGCTAGTTCTTTGGGAAGGCAGCGCCACCTACAGGACGGGCTAGCATGACAGCCTTTCGATCATTCGTCCTGGGCGTAGCGATAGGAGCCATCGGCCTCTACCTGGTAGGGCCGCTCGCGGTCCTGGCGGCGCCGGCGTTACTCCTAGGATGGTACGCCTACCGGCGCGACGGCCTAGCGGCCGGGGCCACGGTGGCGATCATAACCGTGGTAACGCTAGGCGCAGGGCTCTGCCTAGCGCTGATGTCCACCGGCTAGCAGGTGGAGCCCCCAATAGCGTCGCCGCCGCCAGCGGCGACGCCCTCGCCGAAGACCCCGCCCGCGTCTATGGCTGCGCCCACGCCACGGCCGCCGCCATCGTCTCCGTCAACGCCGACGCTACCGACCACGCCCACGTTAATGCCGACGCCAGCGGCCATGCCCACGTCGACGGCAGAGCCGTCGTCGCCGTCCACGTCGACGTTAGCGTCCTGGCCCACGCCGACGGCCTCGCCATCGCCAACGTCGATCGCATCGCCATCGTCTGCGCCGGGGGCTTCGACACCGACCGCGCCTGAGCCTTCGCCTTCGGCAACGCACCGCTGCCATCGGCGACGCCCTCGCCGAAGTTGGCGGCTCCGACCGCGCCTACGTCACCGCGCCGCTGCCATCGCCAGCGCCGGCGCCTGCGCCTCTACCGTCGTCTATGTCGACGCCCGCGCCATCGCCAGAGGCGCCGTTACCGTCACCGCTACGCTGCCATCGGCTCCGCCAGCGCCAGCGCCCTTGTCAACGCCATCGGCCCAGCCTCCGTCACGGCGCCCTATTGGGCGCCAGAAAGGAAACATGAGCATCAAGATCACGGTCCGCGCCCACTTCGAGAAGGGCTACATCGCCGACCCGTACTGGCCCGAGCGGGAGAAGGTGATCAACATCCTGAAGGAGTCCGGGGCCAACCGGGTCCGGTCTCAGGACCGCCGGGCCAAGGCCCTAGACGACTACCTCCGGGCCAAGAGCATGACGCTAGAGGACCTGCGCCAGCTAGAGGCTCTAGCGGAGCGCCCCTTCTACATGAACAGCACCCACATCATCATCCCGGCCCACCAGGTTCACGGGTGTCTTGCCGAGGCCGCCGCCCTCTGCTCGTCGAGCATACGGATCGCCCGCCAGGAGCAGATACGTACCGTCCTACAAAGTAGCGACTGGGAGACCGGCAAGGCGGAGGCCGACGGCATCTGGGAGCGGTTCGTAGTAGTCAAGAGCGGCACCGGCAAGACGCTAACCAACCAACGAGCCCTCCGGGCTAACCCCTACATCGAAGACTTCGACGCCACCGGCACCCTGACCACGCTGATGGAGAAGGACGGCCTACGCAAGCTGCGGGACTTCATCGAGTGGGCCGGCCGAGAGATCGGGATGGGCGCATCCCGCAAGATGGGCTGGGGCCGGTTCGCCGTTACCGCCTTCGATCTTGACACAGACTAGCCGTATCGGCTAGCCTCTGTCTATGGCGGCGCAGGGCCGGTCGACGGGAGCGGGTAGAAGGGCAACCGTTAGAAACGGGGGGCTCTCGCGGCCCGTGCCGCCTGTAGCGAAGCCGCCCGGCGTCCTATACCCCTACATCCCGAAGATGGCCGCCTGCGATGGCTGCGGCCGCTGTTGCGGCCCGGTCACCGTTACCCGGAGGGAGGCCGCAGCCATCATCGCCTACATGTTCGAGCATCAGGTCTGGTGGCACCGGAGCCGCAGCCCCCTTACCTGCGGCTTCTACGACGCTGGCGCCAGGGCATGCCGCATTTACCCGGTGCGCCCCTTCGGCTGCCGGCTGTTCGGGCTAGCGGTGGAGATGGTCTGCCCGTTCTACCCCGAGGCCGCCGTCCTATCCTTCCCGACCGACCGCGCCGTAGCGGAAGGCTGGCTATCGCCCAACGACGGGCTCCTGGGCGACCTAGTGGGAGCCGGCGATGGAGAATGAGTGGGGCAAGGGCCATCCGGTGCCTAAGCCCAAAGGCCGGGGCTACATGCCGGCGGCCGGGCGCTCCGACTGGGGGACGCCGGCCAAGGTCTTCGACGCCCTGGCCGCCCGCTTCGGCCCCTTCGACCTGGACCCCTGCGGCTCGGCCGACGCCTATGCTAGCCAGCGCTGCGGCCGCCACTTTACCGTCGAGGACGACGGGCTCCGCCGGCCGTGGCCAGGCCGGGTCTTCGTCAACCCGCCCTATGGCCGGCCCCTGAACGAGTGGGTCCGCAAGTGTTGGCTAGAGAGCCAAGGCGTCGCCGAGATCGTGGTGGCGCTGTTGCCGGCCCGGACCGATACCCGCTGGTTCCACCGCTACGTGATGGGCAGCGTTTACGCCGACCGGCCCGTCGCCATGAGGGCCGCCGAGGTCCACTTTGTGCCGGGCCGCCTATCTTTCGCCGGCGCCGATGGGCCGGCGACCTTCCCGAGCGTGGTGGTGGTGTGGCGGTCTACCGGCGCCCCGATAGAGGACGCCGGCGCCGAGCAGCGGTCGTTATTCGAGTAGCGAAAGGAGAGAGCCATGCCCAACCGGCCGGAGAACGAAACCGGCGCCCCCGACATCGATCTAAAGCACGGCCTGATAGGCGAAAAGCTACTGCGCGAGCTACTATACGGCGTGAACGGGATCGAGTGTAAGCGCGAGGGCCGCGCCTGGGAAGCTAAATATCGGGCCTTCTACATCGAAACGTCGCAGGAGCGGGAGCTTGACAGCGGTATCTACGTGCCTAGCGGTTTCGCCATTAGCAAGGCGCAGTATTGGGGCTTCATCATGGACGGGATCGTCTTTATGGCGCCGGCTAGCTGGCTAAAAGAGCAGCGCGCCACCTGCGGCGGTGAGGCGGAGCAGGGACACCCCCCCCAGCGCACAAGGGGCTGGCGTCTACCGCTAGAGCGTTTCATCGCGGGGCCGCCCCCGGCCCTTAACCAGTGGTGGCTAAAGGACTGACATGGACCCAGGCGAGTTTCACCAGGTACAGGTCAAGATCGGGCTGGTCGCCCAGGTCACAGCGATGATCGATCTGAGCGGCTTTCTAGCCGAGATCGAGCTACTTGACGCCGTCGGCGCGATCGTGGCGCCCAGCGAGTGGATAGCCGCCGTGGACGGCGCCCGCCAGTGGAAGGCGATCGCTACGGCGCTGCTAGAGTTCCAGCGGGTAACGGCGCCGGCCGTAGAGCGGGCCAAGGCCAGGGAGCAGACAGGGCGGGGCGGGAACGGCGATAGCCCGCCATGATCATCTGCCTAGCGTGCGGCTGGCGGGGCTGGGTTATGATCGCCTTCTGCCCCTGGTGTGGACGTGCTAGGCTAGCCGACGAGCAGGATGTCGCCCGCGCCCCCGTAGACTCGGCTAGGCTGGACCGTAACGTCCGGCGGGAGCGAGAAGACCTTGATAGACCACACCCCAGCCGTCCGCGACGCCGGCGCTAGCTTCCTGGGGCGCTTTGGACTCCGTAACCCGATGGTGCTATGGCTCCTACGCCGGCACTCCGAGGTCCTATCCCTAACGCCAGACCAGCTTTACGACAACGAGCCGCCACCGCGATGCCCGCCGCCATGCGCGGCGCCGATGGTCTTCCGGGCCGGCGGCTGGACATGCTATCTCCACCAGCCCCCGATCCGGCGCCCGGCGCCAATTGCCGAAAGCCCAACACCTGACCGAGATCTCGACGTGCTGTCGCTGCTAGACCGCGCCCTGGACTGGCAGTACGATCCGCTCGCCCGGAAGTGGACGGTCCGCGAGCTTGACCTACCCGCCCCCAAAGCCTCAGCGCGTCGACCATTAAGGCAGAGAGGAGCCGCCCATGGTGATCGCCGAACGCGCAAAGGAACACGGCGCCGAGCCGAAGACCAAGGGCATCCGTGAGCCGGCCTACCTAACCCGCTCGCCGGCGGCCTTCTTCGACGCTACTAGCCTAACCGCCCCCCAGTGGCGCCGCGTCGTAGCGGCGGCCCCGGTCGTGCGCGCCTGCATCCAGACCCTAGTCATGCAGATCACCGGCCTGAAGTGGGAGATCCAGGGCGAAGACGACGACCTGGTCGAATACTTTACCCTGGTCCTGAACGGCTCCGACGACGGCGCCGGCTTCGAGAACATGATCGCCCGCGTGGTAGAGGACGCCCTAACCGTGCCCTTCGGCGGCGCCTGGGAGATCGGCTCCTACCGCGACGGGACGGTGGCCTGGCTAGCCCATCTGGACGCTGGCCTCATGCGGCCGACAAACGACAAGAATTATCCCTATGCCATGGTGAGCCCATGGGGCGGCCCGCTGGACGTAGCCCTATTCGAGCCCGGCGAGATCGCCCGCGTCATGTGGCAGCCGCAGACCGACGTAACGGTCTATGGCTGGACCCGGACCCCGGTGATGGACTGCCTGCCGGCGATCCAGGGCTTGCTTCGGTCCGACCGCTTCTGGCAGACGCTCCTAACCGATAGCCCGCCGCCCGGCGTACTAGACGTGATCGGCTGGTCTGAGGAGGAGGCGCGGGACTGGCTAGCCGGCTGGAAGACCATGATGGCCGGCGTAGACGCCCTGAAGGTGCCGATCCTCTACGGGCGGGAGAAGGGTGAGGCCGCCCAGTTTATCTCGTTCGGGGCCACGGCCACCGAGGCCCAGCTACCGGAGCTAGTCAAGCGCTACGCGGAACTGGTATGCGCCGCCTTCGGAATGAACGTTGGAGACCTGGGCCTGTTCGGCCAGGAGCTACGGCTTGCCGGCGCTACTAAGCTGATCGAGCTTTCCAAGCGGCAGGGGCTCGCCCACCTACTGCGCCGGATCAAGCAGCGGATCGACAACGAGGTCCTGCCTGACGGCGTAGAGTTCGCCTGGGAAGACGTAGAGCTAGAGGATACGGTACGCAGGGAGACCGCCCGGAAGCTAAGCGCCGACCGGCTGGCCACGCTGGCCAACGCCTTCATCATCGACCCCACCGTGGCGCTAGCCCAGGCGGTAGAGGAGGGCTTGATCACCGTCGAGGCGGGCGAGCCCCCGGCCCCGCCCGCGCCTCCGCCGGCGCCCGAGCCGCCTACCGGCGACGCCGCCGCTACCACCACCGGCGAGACCAAGGGCGAACAGGGACAGCGCCGCCGCCCTTTTGGCGAAGCCCTGCAAAGGCAGGGCGAGGCAACCGTACCCCGCCGAGCCCGCCCTACTACTAGCCACTCTGCCCAGACTCTAGGCAAGCTCGTGGGGCCGTGGATAGCAAAGATCGCGGCTTCCGTTACTCGCCCCCGGATCGCCAAGCTGCTTGACGCCGGGATCGCCGCCGCCCAGGCCGCCGGCGGGATCGAGGGCGCCACCGCCCACCGCGCCCTTACCCCTAGCCCTGCGGAGAAGGCGATCGCCGACCTCCTGGCTAACGAGTCCTGGTGGCACGCGCCGAACATCGCAGACCGCGCGGCGGCAGCCCTAGAGCTAGCCTATGCCGAGGGGCTGGTAGACCAGGCCCACGCCATCGAAAAGGCGATGGTGAAGGCCGGCCTGGCGGGCAAGGCGCGCCTGATCCCGGCCGTTACCAAGATCACCGACCCCGCCGCCCTCCGCCAGCTAGAACGGCGCGCCCTAGGGCTGATCAAGAACGTCGACTCCGGCACCGACCACTTCATCCGTCGAGAGATCATGGCCGGCGTGAAGCAGGGGCTCCACTCTCCCGAAATTGCCCGTACGGTCCTGGTGGACGATGTTCGACGAGGCATCATCGAAACCTTCCGGGGGCGCGCCCTCTCCATCGTTAATACCGAGATCAACTGGGCGCAGACCCAGGCGGCCATCGCCCAGAACCTATCGGTCGGCCTAACCAAGCGGCGCTGGCACGCGCTGGTAGCCGAGGCCTGCGACATCTGCCTGGACAATATGGACCGGGGAGCCATCGGACCGGACGAGTCCTTTGAGTCGGTGTGGGGCGACTGCGATGGCCCGCCGGCGCACCCAAACGTCTGCCACTGCTGGGTGACGTTTGATCCCGCCGAGCTACGAGAGATCGCCGGCGCCCCGACGTACTACACCGGCCAAGCCCCCTAATTTGACACCGCCTAGCCGCAGCGTCTATCATGGCCCCCGTGATAGCTATGCTGACCGGCCGACGCCCACTCCTACCGCTACCCGCAGCGCTAACTAGCTGCATGGCCGTTGTCACCTACGACGCGCCGCGCGTCTGCGGGGCCGCCGACCTCGCCGCCGCCGGCGCCTATCTTGCGCGCCTGGTCTGTACCGCCTGCGATCCGCCGTACGACTCAGGGCCGGTTACGCTGTGCGCTGAGAGTGCGGAGATGGCCCGCGAGCGCCTTACCCGCCAGCATGCCGAGGAGGTCCACTCATGGGCGCCCCCGATGATCTACAGCTAACCGACCTGGCGATCGATGGCCTGGTCAACGCCCAGCTAACGACCATCATCGTTGACAGCGACATCTTCGAGCCTGTGCGGGCCGCCGCCGCCCGCTACCTACCGCCGCCCCTTGACGACCTGCTAGCCTGCTACCTCTGCACCGGCACCTGGGTTGGCATCTTCCAAGCCGGCCGCCGGGGCGGCCGGCGCCTATTCATCCGCCGCGCCCTTACGATCGCCTGTGTGGGCCGCCTGGTCCGCACCCTCACTATCCTCGCCGACCGCTCTCCCTGAGCCCGCCCGCTTCGCCGCGTCGACCATTAGGGTGATGGAGCTACAAACGCGCCCCTATTCCGGGCCGGGCGACGATACCCTGCCCGACAACGTCAAGGCCCTACCCGAGCATGCCAAGGCGGTGTGGGTTGCCGCCTTCAACAGCGCCTACGACTCCTGGTCTGCCGATAAGACCGACCAGCCCCGCGAGGGTTACGCCTTCGCCGTCGCGTGGGCGGCGGTGAAGCGCCTCTACAAGAAGGACTCGGACGGCAACTGGTCCAAGCGCAGCGCGGCTTTCGAGGGCGACGGCTACCTAACGCGGGTATGGGAGTCGGCCGATGGCGCCCGCCACTGGCGCGCCAACGTGATGGACGACGGCGTCGACCAGTACGCCACGCGCATGACCATCGAGTTCCAGGACGACGTTTGCGGCCGGGCCGCCCTAGGCGGGCTGCCATGGCTCGGCGTCGCCCACTTCGGCAAAGAGAGCCAGATCGGGCAGGCCACGCGCCTCTACCGGGACGGCCGCGTGGTCAAGGCGGAGGGCGTATTCCTTGACGCGCCGGCGACCCCGTTGCAGGCGGAGCTAGTAGAGGCCGCCTGGGCGGCCGCCCTGAAGGAGTCGGACCTACTGCCGGCACACCGGAGCATCTGCACTAGCCAGGCCTTCTACCCAGAGGGCCATATCGTCGAGGACTGCGGCGTGCTGGCCTACACGCGCGGCCGCATGGACCATATCGCCCTGACGGTCCGCCCCGGAAACTCGCGTGCCGACTTCGGCGTAGAGGAGGACAACATGCGAACCAGCAAGTCGCGGCGCCGGCTACGGCGCGAGGACGCCGCCGCCATCGTCGGCGAAGACCTGGCGGGCCGGCTAGACCAGGCCAACCGCAAGGCCAACGTCCGCAGCGTCGAGGAGGACGGGCTGATCTATCGGATGTACGACCTGGAAGGCGCGGACGGCGTCGCCCTAGAGGTCAGCGCCGATGGCGAGAACTGGGAAGACGTAACGGCCGGCGAGCGCGCCGGCGTGCCGACCCACCGGCCCGCCCTGAACGACGCCGCTACCGAGTGGGATGCTGGCGGCGCCCGGAACCGCGTCTGGGAATGGGCCACGGACGCCGAGGGCAACTTCGATGGCGGCAAGGCCCATCAGGGGTTCGCCATCTTTGACAGTGAAAACCCGGACAACAAGACCGGCATGGCCCTGCCCCACCACGACATCGCGGACGGCAAGCTCGTCACTCACCAGCGCGGCGTGATGGCGGCCGGCAACGTCGTGATGGGCGGACGGGGCGGCTTCAAGGAGTTCCAGTCCGGCGACACAGAGAAGGCCAAGACCCACCTGGGCGTCCACTACGGGCAGATGGACCGGACGCCCCCCTGGAAGCGAGAGGAGTCCAACCTACGCCACTGGGCAGAGGCCATGGAGGAAGTGGAGGGCATGGCCGCCGCCGGCTACTGTGGCGAGTCCGATGTGGCTAACGCCCGCGCCTTCCTGCGGCACCGGATCGGCGACGGCACCATCGCCCTGCCAGCCCTGGCGGGCGCGGTGGAGATGTTCGCCGGCGACGCCGGGCTAGGCGGCGCGGTCCTACGTGCTACAGGCGAAGCGGACTTCGCCGCCGCCATCCGCGCCATCGTGAGAGACCCCGACAGCGTAGGCGCGCCGGTGCCCGCCCCTGCGCCGGCGCCCGAGAACCGCGTTGGCCGGCGCGTACGGGGCGAGATGCTCGCCAAGGTAAGCGACGCGCTGAAGCAGTTTACCAGCGCCGCCGGCACAATGAAGGAGTTTGTCGCCTGGGCGTCCGAGAACCTGCGGGCCGACTCTAGCGGCCCGGCGCACCGGGCGCTCCTACCGGACTCCGACTACCGCGCCGAGCTAACCGACCGCTGGGGAATGGAAGGCGTATCGCCTAGCGACTCGGTGATCGGCGCGATGAACGAGCATCAGCTAATGGAGGCCGCCTACGCGGCCGGCTACACGTTCCTAGACATCGTGATCGCCAACGTAGGCGCGGCCCCGGAGGACCTTAACCAGCAAGACCGGCTCGCTAACGTGCAGCGGGCCTTGAACGAGTTTGGCCAGATCATCGCCAGCATCATCGCCCAAGCGGCCCCAGGGGATGCCCAGAGGTCGAGCGGAGCAGCGGCCGAGCCCGGCGTAAAGCCTGAAGGCGCAGGTGGAGCCAACCAAGCGCCGGCGGGCGGGCCGGACCCGGAGGCTCGCGCTGCCGTGGCCGAAAGCCTGGCCGGCATAAACGCCGCCATAGATCGCGGCGCCGACGCCGTCGAGGTACAGGGCCTCCTAGAGCAGCTAACGGACGATCTGCGGCGGTGCCTACCGGCGCCCGCGTCCGACCCCACCGATGTCCAGATCGGGATATTGGGGCGGCTGCGGGCCATCGAGGACCAGCTACGCGCTGCGCCAGAGCCGGCGCCGGTCGACGACGGCCAGAGGGCGGCCCCCAACGCGCCGCCTGCGGCCCCGCCCCGGCGCAAGGGCTTTACGCCCAGGCTAGAGACCGAGGTGCTGCGCCAGAGCCGCAACGTGGAGCGGCCTGGCCAGTACGGCTGGTCTCCCAGCCAGTTCGCGCGCGGCGCCCATCACCGCGCGGGCTTCGACCCGCGCGCCTAGGAGGGACTAACAGATGAAGTATGCAGGCCCGCCCTTCGGGCCGCATCCGGCCTTGAAGGCGCCAAACATGTTCGGCGGCGGCGGGATCGACCCGGCTTTCTTCGGGTCCGGCGCCTACCGGACGATGAGCTTCGGCCAGTGGAAGGAGGAGGAGGAGCAGCGCGCGGCCTATGAGGGCCGGCGCCCGCATACTCCGCCGGTGGATCGCCGGGGAATTCCATTGGACATCGCCCACTACGCGGAGCCCGATGAGGTCTTCGAGTGGGCGCAAAAGGTGGTAGCGCGCCACGCCGCCAGCGACGAGCTAAAGCAGCGCGCCGCCGCCATCGAGTCCCAGATGGGAGAGGACTTCAAGAAGGCGGTTGCGTCGGCCGACCCCGAGGCGATCCGCAACGTCGTGCGGGCTGCCTACCTTCAGCTTCGGGACACCGACCCGGTCATTCAGCCGTCGCCGCCCACGCCGATACACGACTTCTGGGCCGAGTTCGGCGTGCCGATCGACCAGACGGAGATCATAACGCTGTGTGAGGAGCTAGGGCTCTATACGGCCTTCCCGGAGCAGGTAGACGGGTCGATGATCGAGGTCTGGCGGGAGTTGACGCGGTTGGAGTTCGCGTCTGGTTGCGACTCGTGCGCCTTTACGCCGGGCGAATGCCCGGAGGACGACGTGCACGACACCGACTTCCAGGCCGTCACCAAGCGGCACTTCGGCGTCAAGAAGACCCTCGTGGAGTCCCGGATCAGGCACTCGATCGCTGGTATCGCCGGCGGCTTCGGCGTCAACCAGTTGATCGGCGGCTTCAACGACCAGGGGCTTCCGGGGGAGAAGGACGTTGCCAGCCTTATCCGGGGCGGCGTTGCCGACCTCAAGGAGAAGGAACTGCGCCTGGCGATGATCCTGGTCCTGAATTGTTGGGACGACCTGCTCGTTAACGGCGACCACTGGAACAACCCGTTGGAGTTCGACGGGATCGTTGCCCAGATCACGGCCGCCAACGGCGCGCGGTCCTGCCCGGCCTGGATGTCGGGGACGTTCTCGGCCGCCAACCTGGACATGTTCCTGGCCGGTGGCTGCGCGCACCCGCAGGCCATCCTTGGGCACCCGACGGCCCTGGCGGCGATCGCCCTGGGCTACTACGGGATCGGGAGCCAGACCGTGTTCTTCGACAAGAACGAGGGCATCATCCCTGGGCTTAACTTCGCGTCGACGATCATGGCCGGTATCGGCCCGATAGCCCTCATCGGCGACTCGCGGTTCCCCAGGGTCGACCTGGGCAACGGCAGGTTCAACAGCATCATTTACCCGGTCCGGCTCACCCACAACGGCGAGCCCCTGATCTACAAGGCGACGCAGATACCTTTGAGCGCCAAGGACCTGACGCCGGGGTGTACCTCGATCGCCTTCGAGATCTGGGCGGTCTCGGCGCTGGTCGTCAAGGCGATGTGCGCGCAGGCGCTCTGCCAGATGACCTTTGCCGGCCTGGTCGACGATGGCTGCACCTACGTTCACCCGTGCACGCCGACGTGGCTGGGCATCCCGACGTAACCGAGCCCCAGCAGGCCGGTTGCCGGAGCCCCCGTTAAGCGGGGGCTCCGGCCTTTCTATCCCTTGACATGCCGGCCCGCCGCAGCGTACAGTCGCGGCAGGTTGATGTCGCAAGATAGGAGGCCTCATGTCAAACGCCGAGCCAGCCGAAACCCCCCAGGAGCCGGGCCTACCGCCGGCCGAAACCCCCACGCAGCCCACGCCAGATACCCTAACCCCCGTCCTACAGTCCCTTACCGCCGCCTTCGAGCGCTTTGTCGCTACCGTGCGCGTGCCGGCCGATCTGTCGCCCTACCGTTCGGTTAGCGCCGCCCGTGGGCTAGAGGAGTGCCAAGGGCTGCTTGACCAGGGCTGGGACATCATTCACGCCGACTATTGTGAGGAGGTGCGCCATCGCAGCGGCGTTGGCCGGCAGCCGAGCGTCCTTGCCTGGACGCCCTACTTCATCATGGGCCGGCGAGAAACCCTGCTAGCCCAGGACCGGGCCGCCGTGATCCTGGCGGAGGAGCGGCGGGCGATGTCGTCGGGAATGCCGATGGCAGACGCGCCGGAGCCGGAAGCGCCAGAGGCGCCCCCTGCTACCGCGCCGCCAACCGGTGAGCCCCCGGCCGACTCCTACGCCGACCCATCCCAGCCGCGCGGCCGGCGCGTGACGGCCCAAGGACCCAAGAGCATCGGCGCCGAGGGGATGGGTGCCCTGGCCGGGCGCTAGAGAATGACGGTTCGGCTCCGCTACCGCTTCCCTGGGCCGGCTACCGTAGGCGCCCGGACCAGGCTGCCTAGCGGGAAGGTCTACCACGTGCCGATGTTCGGCCGGCGGACCATCGACGTAGACGAGGTAGACGTAGTGCCACTGCTGGGGTTTAAAGGGGAATGCTGCACCGGGGGCAAGAAACCGCTGTTCGAGAGGGAGCCAGAGTCCTAAAGCCCAAGGTCTATCTGCTCTACCTCTCCTGGGGCCTGGGCGACGTGCTGTGTTGTACGCCGGCCATCCGGGCCTTGAAGCGGCGGGAGCCCGCCGCCACTATCCTCTTTCAGACGATCATAAAGGGCCGGCACCGCGTCGAGTACGACGCGCCGGGCGCCGCCCCCGGCAGCGGCGGGGCGCCCGACGAGATGCTCTGGTATAACCCCCACATCAGCCGGGTCCTGGACATCGACGAGCGGCGTCCCGGCAAAGCCGAGGCCGTCGAGATGTACTACGTCAAATACGGCGGCCCGCCCCTGGACGCGCCGCTCCAAGGCCGCTACTTTGACCGGCTAGGGCTTCCGTGGAGCGCCGCTACCCGCTTCGACCTTGACTACTACCTACAGGACTACGAGCGCCAAGAAGCCGACGCCCTGCTTGCCGAGGCCGCCCCCGGACCCTACTGTGCCCTTAGCCCGCGCGTGGGCTGGGCCGGAAAGATGTGGACTGACGAGGGCTGGACCTACATCATCGGCCGGCTACGAGAGACCGGTTGGACCCCGGTGGTGCTAGCCGGCCGCCACCTTCAGGGCCGGCCCTGGTCCGATGCCATCAACCTATCCGGGACGCTTGACATCCGCCAGACCGCCGGCGTAGTGGACCGCTGCGAGTCGATGCTTTGCACCGAGGGCGGCCTAGCCCACCTGCGTTTCGCCCTAGGGAAGCCGGCCATCGTTATGACTTGCGCGACATCCTATAAGGTCCAGGTGTGGGGGCCGCCCGAGCTTATCACCGAGGTCCGCAACGCTGAGTGGTGCGAGCCCTGCATGTGGCGCTTCGGCCACGTCGAGGGCCGCCCCCACGTACCGCCCGGCGACACCCACGACTGCCCAAGGGGCAAGACTCTCCGGGATCTGACAGGCGAGGCGGTGTGGGGCATCCTTCAGGGCAAACTACCATGAGCCGGACCGGGCCACCTAGAGCGGTGCACATCTCCTGGCTAAAGCGCGCCGACGGGGAGTCAGGGGGCGTCGAGAAGTTCGCCGCCTACCTGAAGGCCGCCCTATCGGAGCGCGGCTGGGAAGTTATCATCATTAGCTGGGCGGACATGCCCGGCCATGAGCGCTATGATCGCCAGGGAGTCGGCAACCCAGACAAAGCCTACGTCCTAGGGGCCTGGCTGGACGGGCCGGCCTTCGGTGTCGGCTACGACATCGCCGTGAGCGACGGCTACTGGGGGATCGGCGTTACTAGCCGGCCGGTGGTCCCTGTCGTGCACGGCACCTGGGCGGAGATGTTCGTGCGAATGGGCATGCGCCCCACCGACGAGGTCCAGCGCCAGGGCGAGGCGTTCAACGCGCCTAACGCCTACCCGGTGGCTTGCAGCGCCGCGTCGGCCCGCGAGCTACGCCGGCACTACGGCCGGACCGCCGTAGCCACGATCTATCACGGCGTCGACCTTGCAGCCTTCCGCCCGCCGGATGAGCCGCTACCGCCCGGCCCACCGTGGATCGTGCTAGAGGCGGCTGGCAAGAATGCGAAGAAGGGTAGCCGGATCATTCCGGCGATAGCCGCCATGCTCGGACCCGACTACCAGATCGAGTACCTGAACGCCGGGATCGGCGAGGAGGCCGACGCCTTCCGCCGGGGCCATATCTTCCTGCATCCTACCCGCCACGAGGGGAACGCCTACGCCTGCCTAGAGGCGATGGCGACTGACCTACCCGTCGTCACTACCCAGGCCGGCATTTTCGAGGACATCCCCTGGGCGCCTAGCGGCCTGACGTCGGTGGGCTATACTCTCCCCATAACGGCTAGGCCGGAGGACTTTGCCCATGCGATCCGGCAGCTTTGCCGGGAAGGAGGCCGGGGGATCATGCGCGGGATGTCGCGGGCCTGGGCGGAGCGGCACGCCAACCTGACGGGCTTCGCCGTCGCCTGGGATCATCTACTCCGGGAGATCGTTAGTGACCACGCCGTCTAAGCCCCTGGTCCTACGGTTCACGGTTCCCTACCCGCCGCCGCCGCTTCTCCCTAACGCCCGTGCCCACTGGTCCGCCAAGCAGAAGCACGGCCGCGACTACGCGACCATGGCCGGCGCCGCGATCGTGGTGTGGCTCCAACGGGCCGGCCACGTCAAGCCGGGCCAGAAATGGCCGAGCGGCTTCCAGCACGGACGCCTGGCGACGACCCACCACTTCACCCGCCAGGCTGCCGACCCTGATAACTGCGTGGGCGCCCTAAAGCCCCTGATCGATGTGTTGCAGGTAGCTACCAAGGCCAGCGGCGCCCGCTACCGCCTGGGCATCATCGAAAACGACCGTAACCTAGAGGTCCTACCGCCGGAGCGCCGGGCCTTCAGCCCATGTGGTAAGTCGATCGACTGCGTCTTGGAGGTCTGGTGATGAACATCTGGCTACAGTCTAGCGTCTTCGCGCCTACGCCCGCGCGGGCTACGGCGGCCCTAGAGTACCTGGTCGCTAAGCTGGGCGAGAACCTGAGCCGCCGGGGCCATCATGTAACGCTGTTCGCGCTGGTCGGCTCGGACGTGCCGGGCGTCGAGTTAGTCACCGTATCGCAATATCGGACCCCATCGGCCACGGAGACCGCGATCGTGGATCGGATGGAGCGCCGGCCCCGGCCCGACGTGCTGTTCGATCATAGCCGATGGCAGCTAGCGCAGAGCCGATGGCCGGCCCTGCCGGCCGTTACCATGATCCACGGTAACGCCCAGATCGAGCCCCACGCCCGCAACGTGGTCTTCTGCTCCCTGGCTCACGGCCGCTGGCACGGACGGCCTAACCCGGTCGCCCTGCACAACGGGATCGAGCCCGGCGACTTCCGCGTCGGCCCCCCGATGAACCGGCGCCTGGGCGCCCTCTGGATGGGCCGGATCATGCCCTATAAGCGGCCCCACCTGGCGGTCGACCTCTGTGAGCGCGCCGGTATCCCGATCACGGTAGCCGGGCAGGCCGTGGATAGCAGCTACTTCGGCGCCTACATGCGCCCCCGCATTAAGCCCGAGGGCTGGGCGGACTATGTGGGCGAGGTCGCCGGCAACCAGCGGCTACTTCTCCTGTCGCAGTCGGCCTGCCTACTAATGACCTCTGAGGCCCAGGACCCGGCGCCGATCGTGGTGATAGAGGCGATGGCATCCGGCACGCCCGTCTTCGCCTTCGACCACGGCTCCACCCCCGAATTCATCCTGGACGGGGTAAGCGGCTTGCTCATGGCAACGGAGCCTAACTTCGTTGCTTGCTTACAGGAACGGGCGTGGCTAAGGCTAGACCCCGCCGCCTGCCGGCGGCACGTAGAGGACCACCTAAGCATCAACGCCATGGCCGGCAAGGCCGAGGCCCTGCTGGCGCAGGTGGCGGACGGAGGTACGTGGTGAGCGATGAAGCGGTCGAGTACGCCTACCAGCTAGCGTTGGCATACTGGCCCGGCCTGCCCCGAGCCTACTTTGACGCCTACTCCGAGGTCGGCGTAGACGCCGCCGTGCTGTTGGAGCTTGAATGGCAGCAGACCACCGGCCCCGACTTCAAGTGGCAGGATGTGAGCGCTGCCGACCGGCTACCCAAGCGCAAGGTCCGCCAGTTCTACGACGGCTGCTACGGCCTTATCTTCGAGCTTCTGCGGGGGATCGGCCCGCCGGGCCAGATGTGGGCCGGCGACCATCGGGCCAACGTCGTGCACGGTGGCCTATCCTACCTGGGCATGGCCGGGCGCACGATCCTGGACTACGGCGGCGGGATCGGCCAGCAAGCCCTATTCCTCGCCGCCCAGGGCTACCAGGTGGGCTTTGCCGACCTGGGCGAGACCGCCGAGTTTGCCCGCTGGCGCTTCGAGCAGGCCGGGATCTGGGCCGGCACCGAGAATTGGGCTCCCGGCACCGTCCGCGTGTTTACGCCCCACGGCGCGCTAATGCACCACGGATGGGGCGCCCTGGCAGCGCTGGACGTAGTCGAGCATATCCCGGACCCTGTCAACCTACTCCGGCGCTTCGACGCCGCCCTGGCGCCGGATGGCGTGCTGTACCTGACGCGGCATAGCTTCCGCCCCTACCCCACGCACCTGCCAGAGACCGCCTTCCTACTGGAAACTCTGGACGATGTGCTAGCAGGGATGGGCTACCGCCGGGCAACGGAGCCCGATGGCCACTTCGGGATCGGCGCATGGCGGAGGCCGGCGCCATGAGACCCCTTGTGATGGAGTGGATGAAAGACGCCGTCCAGCGGTACCGTCCCGAGCCGCCGGTCCTAGAGGTGGGCGCCCACAACGAGAACGGTACGGCCCGCCCGCTGTTCCCGCAGCCCGACTACCTAGGGATCGACCTGGTCCGGGGCGCCGGCGTGGACATGGTGCTGGACATTCTGCTAGCCACGCCCTACGTCGCCGGCCGGTTCAAGACGGTCTACGCCTGCGAAACCCTAGAGCACGTCCTAGAGCCCTGGCGGGCGATCGAGGTGATGTTCGAGGCGCTACAGCCGGGCGGCCTATTCCTGGCGACGTGGTGCTTTAGCTTCCCTATTCACGCCGCGCCCAAGGACTTCTACCGCGTGACCCCCTACGGCTTCCACTACCTGCTGAGCCGGGCCGGCTTCCAGGACATTCAGGTGGACACGGCGGGGACTAACCGCCCGCCTAACCGGCCCGCCGACGAGCTAGACTGGCAGTGGCCGGACATGGTCGCGGCCGCTGCCCGGAGGCCGCTAGGATGATCCCGATCAAGACGTTCCGGCTCATCCGCGACGAGGACGTGAGCGGCGTTAGCGGTACTGGCGTGGTAGCGGTAGGCGCGGAGTTCCCCACGGGGCGGTGCATCATCGAGTGGCTGCCGGGCCGGTTCGATGTCCGGTCCCTGAATATCTATCAGAACGCCGGCGAGATCGAACAGATCAACGGCCACGATGGCGCTACCCGGATCGTCTGGGACGGGAGCCCGACATGACCTGGGAGCAGATGCAGGCCGGCGAGCTAGACTGGTGGCGGGCTTTCCTGGCCCGGCCCAACGCTTTGCCGCGCCTGTTCGGCCTCTACGGCTACCGCTATCTATCCTACTTCTTCGAGGAGTTTGACCGCCTAGGCGCCGTGATCGACTTCGGCTCCGGCCCGGTATCGGCCGCCTGGATCGCCGACCTGCCGCCGGCCATTGTGGTCTGTGTGGACCCGCTGTTTGGCGCCTACCGCGACGCCGGGCTGGTCTACGGCGAGGCCGTTGTGCCAGCGGGCGACCTTACGCCCGTCTTCGACACGGCCCTGGTCCTGAACGTCCTGGACCACGCCGACGACCCGGCCGGCCTGCTAATGGCCGTAGCGGCTAGCCTGAAGCCTGGCGGTAAGGCGCTAGTCTGGGTACACGTTGACGCCGAGCCGGACGCGCTACACCGGCGCGTTGCCGACCGCGAGGTCGCCAAGTGGATCGCGGATGCTGGCCTTAGCATCGTGCGCGACTGCCGGCGCGGGCGCGGGCATGGCGGCCCGGATGAATACCTGGCGGTGGCCACGCGATGAGTCACCGCCCAGCGCCGAAGTGGTTGGAGCTAGGCTGCGGCTTGAATAAGCCCGAGGACTACTTCGGCGTAGACCGGGCTAACCTTCCCGGCGTAGACCTGGTGCATGACCTAGAATGTCACCCCTGGCCGATCGCCGACGGCTGCGCCGAGCGCGTCGGCTGCTACCAGACCTTAGAGCACATCCGCGACATGGTGGCGTTTATGGCCGACCTCTGGCGCGTCTGCTCCGCCGACCCCCAGGCATGGGTCGAGATCACCGTGCCGTACCATACAGCGCCGACCGCCTGGGGCGACCCCACGCATGTCAGGGCCTTTACCGAAGACACGTTCCGCTACTTCGAGCCGGGCTACGTGGAGCGCTTCAGCGACTACGGGATCGCGCCCTACTACTTCCAGATCGTCGAGCAGGGCTTCCGGCCGGGGGCTAACCTTTGGGTGCTCCTGCGGCCCATCAAGACAGAGGCCCAGCGGGCGGTGCATGACGAGCAGGCCTGGTGGCGCGGGCGGCGGGCCGCGATGCTAGGTTAGCGAGCGAGGGTCGGCCCGTAGCGGCCCCCACGCCTCTAGGGCTGGGGCAAGGCGTGGCCTACAGGCTGCGGGGGCTATCCCTACTATGGCCGGCGGCGTTTGGGCCTCAGAAACGCAACGTGGGGCAACGCAGATACGAGGATGTGAGCCGTGCAAGAGCCGATCGTAGCTAAGGCTAGCGTGGTGGTCCTGACCATGGACCGCCGGCAGGCCCTAGAGGAGTGCGTGGGAGCCATCCTCGATAAGACAGCGGCGCCCTTTGAGCTTCACATAGTCGACAACGGGAGCAGGGACGGTAGCGTCGAGTGGCTGCGAAACCTGCACCCTGCCGATACTAACGCCTGCGTCGCCTACCGGCTCTACGCTCTAGGAGAAAACCAAGGAGTGTGCGCCCGGAACATCGCCCTGAAGGCGGCGCGCGGCTGCTTTATTCTACAGGTCGACGACGACGTGATCGTCGGCCCCGGCTGGGATGGCGCCTTACTGGCCCCGCTCCTACAGGACGAGGCGGTCGGCGCCGTGGGCCAGCAGGGCTTTTGGCTAAACTGGCCCGGCTTCCAGCATCCGGGACGGACCCTGTTCCTTGATAAGCGCTTCCCGCAGCCGGGCGACTTCTGCGACCTGGTGATGGGCTACTGTTGGGCCTGGCGGAACGAGCGCGTGCCGGCCTACATCGGCCAGGCACCGGACTCGCTGCCGGCCGACTACCCTACGGTGCCGCGCTTCCTATACGATGAAGCCTTTAACCCCCACTGGCATGAGGAGACCGACCTACAGCTACAGATCAAGGCCGCCGGCTACCGTATCCGCTGCGGACCTCCGGTAAGTCGGCACCGGAGCATGAAGTCCTGGCACGCGGCCCATGGAAACGACCCGATGGTGGGGCTGCAACACGCCGTTGCCCATGAGCACCTGCTACTTCAGAAGTGGGGCGGGCGCCGGGCCGACCTGGGGCTAGAGCTAGACCGCCGGGGGCTACAGTAGGAGGATCGCGCCATGGCCGACGCCTTCAAGTGCGACAACTGCGGGCACGTCCTGGCAGGTTTCCCGCCCGGCCGGTCCAACACGGCGATCAAACTGCGCGGGATGAAACATCGCCTACTATTCCCGGCGCCGATGGTGGACGATGGCTCGCCGGGAAGGTGCCGCTATGCGGACCTTTGCGTGCCTTGCCTGGCCACGGCCTTCCATCGCGTCGGCGAGGCCATAGCCAAGGCGGCCGGCCAGTGAGGGGCTTCCGCCACCGTCGGGCCTGCCGGCTCTACCGCCGGCTATGGGCGGCCTGGCGCGATGGCCGCCAGAGTATCCCTGCGCCGTGGCAGGCAGATCACCCGGTCGAGCTAGGCCGGGTCCGCCGGACCTTTATGCGCGACCTGCTGGCGATGAAGGGAAGGGGCCTAATATGAAAGTTGCGATCCTGAGCGAGCTAAACCTGGACGGCGGGTCCGGCTACACCACGATCGGCCGGGCGGTGGCCGCCGGCCTGGGCGGCCGGGGCCATGATGTCAAGGTCCTAGCGTTTAACTACAACGGCTGCGAGCATCGGCTGCCATTCACGGCGCTCGGCGCCGACGAGCGTTTCCTGATGCCCCACATCCGCCAGCTAGACCTTGCCTGGGGGTTCGACGCCATCGTGGGGATCGCCGACATAACTAAGCACCTGGAATGGCGCCCGGTAGTCGACGCCGGCTACGCCTACGCCGGCATCTTCCCCCTGGAAAGCGGCCCGCTGATGCACCCCAGCGAATGGACTAGGACGATCGACGGGATGGGCGCCGCTCTGGTAGAGACCGAGTGGGCCACGCGGCTCTGCGTCGAGGCCGGCCTGGCGGCCCGCCACATCCCGATCGGGATCGACTCGGAGTTCTGGCGGCCCCCGACGCCCGAGGAGCGCGACATCAGGCGCGACAAGTTGGGGGTCGCCGAGCGCTACGTCCTACTCACCGTCAGCGACAACCACGAGCGCAAAAACCTGCCGGCGGTCTTCGCTACGGCTGCCCTGCTCCGGGGCCGGGAGATCGAGTGGCCGCCCGGCGGCGGGCGGATGATCTCGCTCGCTACCGGATCGGCAGAGGACTACTACCTGATCGTCAACACTAAGCGCCGGCCCGAGGCGGTCGGCTACCACCTTTGGGATCTGGGCAATACCTTCCAGCTACAAAACGACACCACCTTCTACCAGCACGAGCGCCGGGCCGGCCTTAGCGACGAGGAGCTACGCAACCTATACTGGGCGGCCGACTGCTTTGTGTTGCTCTCGAAGGCCGAGGGCCTTGGGCTGCCCGTTATGGAAGCGATGGCCTGCGGCCTACCCTGCGTTTGTACCGACGCCGGCGGCATGGCCGAGAACCTAGCCTATGGCCGGGGCTGGCTGGTCCCGCCCGAGTACACATTCCTGGACCCGTTCTGCAACCAGATACGCCGCTTCGCCGACCCCCATGAGGCGGCGTGGGCGATCGCCCAGCTACGGGGCGACGACGAGGACCGGGGCCGGCGGACCGTCGCCGCTTTGGAGTGGGCGCGCGGGCGTACCTGGGATAAGGCGCTGGACGTTGTAGAGGAGGCACTTGATGGGATCGTCAAAGCGAAGGCGGAACAGACAGGCGCGGCTCCACCAGCGGCCGCCTACGCCGGCGGTCTCCCCGGCGGCGGTCCCTCTGCGCGGTAGCGTCGACGCTGTCGTCTGTGTCCGCCACCAGCTAGACCGGCTAGCGGCCTGTGTGGGCGCGCTCCGGCAGCATCTTCCGCCGGATGCCACGATCGTTGTAGCCGATGCTCCGCCTGCCCAGTTGCCGGCCGGCACCGATCGCCATACAGAGATCGCGCGCATCGCCCGCGAGGTCGGCGGCCGGACCGTGATCAACGGGCAGGGCCAGTGGGAGTGCCGGAACCGGGCCGCCGCCCAGGGCTTCGCGCCGCTACTCCTGTTTCTGGACGGCGACGTGGTGCTAACGCCTGGGGCATGGCCGACGCTGGCAGCCGTGATGGAGCACGAGGAGGTCGGGATCGCCAGCGGCATGCTGCTCTGGGATGAAGGGATGGCGCCGCGAGAGATGCCCCTGGCCACCTGCATCAAGTTCGCCGGCTACGCCTTTGGAGTCCGTCGGCTACCGTACGCCCGTTTTGTCGGCTGGCTGCCTGATAACCCCAAGGTCTACCCGCGTCGGGATCTGCAAGCGGTGAGCAGCGCCTACATGCTAACCCGCCGGACGCTCTGGCGCTCCATGGGCGGCTTTGCGGCTGACTACGGCACCCGCCCCCTAGCCGATGTGGACTTCTGCGTCCGGGCGCGTAACCAGGGGCCCGTGATCGCCTTCGAGCCGGCGGCCGTGGGCCTAGCTGGAATGGAGCCGATGGCCGACGACCTGGGCCTACTTCAGCAGGGCGGCGCTATCCTTGACGCCCGGCTAGGCCCCCACCGCCTGTACGACGAGCACGTTCTCCTATAAGCTCGCCGGCGCTCGTTTCGGCTCGCCTTGGGCTCGTTCCCATGAGCCTCCGCTTGTACCCAACGTCGCAAAGTGGAAGTGGCGAATGAGCGATGAGGCGGCCCTCTCATTCCGCTCGTCTCCGCTTGTTACAAATGTCGCAAACTGCCACCGGCGAACGAGCGATCAGGCGGCCGGCTCGTTTCGCTCCTCTCCGTTTGTTCTTCTAAGTACAAGCAGTTTCGCCGGAACGAGCGATGAGCCGCGTGCCTCATCCGGCTCCGCTCCGCTTGCACAATTTATCACTTGTAGTTCCGGCCAAATGAGCCAATGAGGCGCCGCCTCGTTTCGGCTCGCCTCCGCTTGTTCTTTTGGGCGCAAGCAGTTTCGCCCGGATGAGCGATGAGCCGGCGATGAGCGTCGGGGGGGGCTCATACGAGCGCCGCCCAGGCCGGCGCCGGTCGACCATTCTAGCGAAGGAGGTTGGCTATGTCCGCTCCCGACGCCGCCACTCTTGCGGCCCTAGAGGCCGAGATGTGGGCGGTCGGCTTCCCTACTGGCACCGCCGCCCTAGAGGATATGGCCTACGCGGCTGCCTGGTCTCAGGCCGAAGCGCTCCTGGGGTCTAACCTGCTAACCGGGACCGTGGCGGCCGAGCGCCACATCTGGCCGCGCGGCTGGCTGGACTACGACCTCAATTTCCGTTACCTACAGCTAGACAAGACCTATCTAACGTCCGTCGTCACCGCCACGCTCACCCATGACCTGGGCAACTGCGACTGCGGCACCGACGACGTGAGCGCCTGCGTCCTACCCTACGACCTACGGCGCTCCGTAGTAGAGGTCCGGGCGAGCGATGCCCCGATAAGCGGCGGCTGCGGCTGCGTGATGTGCAACCGCGAGGCGTGGATCGATATAACCTACGTCGCCGGCGCCTGGAACACGCCGGGCGACATCCCGGCGGATGTCAAGCTGGCCATCGCTACTCTCGCCCAGGAGTGGAAAGCCCTGGCGCTATCGGGCGGCGCTAGCGCCGGCGCGGCCTTCGTGACCCAGTGGTCCTCGATGGACTACTCCGAGCAGCTAGGGGCGCTGGTCAACACGCCGGCCGGCAAGTCGGCGGCGGCCAACCTGGCGGCGACGGTCTTCCGGCGCTACCGGGTCAACCGCATGGTGGGGTTCCGGGGCCGGCCAGCCATAGACGGCTAACATGCAAGGGCTAAACGTCACCGTCGACATTTACGAGCGGGTGCAGGCCGGCGACGATACCGTAGGGGGCGCCGTCCGTAGCGACGGGCTCCGCTACGGCGCCATCCCGGCCCGGATAGCCAATGACCGGGTAAACGCCGAGTTCCGAGCCCAAGGCGAGGAGCTACCCCGGACCGTGCGGATCATCCTCTGGCCCGATACGCCGGTTAACGTCCGGGCCGGCGACATCGTGATCCCGGCGGCTGGCGCCTGGGCCGGGCAGCGCCTACGGGTAACAGGGGTCCAGCGGTCTAGCGTCCTACCGGGGCTGCCTCGTTCGCACATTCAACTAACCGCCATTCACACCGACTGGGCAGACCGTGAGGAGTAGAGGTGGAACACGACGCTGCCTGGTGGAGGATGTGGTATCGCCGGCGCGACATCGACGACTGGCGGCTATGGCGGGGGCGAACGCACAAGGCGGTTCTGTTCCAGTTAGACCCGGTGAGGACGGCGCGGGACGGCGGCCTCCCGGTCAACGTTCTGGTCGGATATGGGGCTTTCGAGGACCAGCTTGTAGAAACGCTGGACGCGGCGGCGGCGCTAGACCGCCTAACCGTGCGGCAGCGGATGATACTAGCCTACAGGGTGTGGGGCTACCGGCCGCCCGAGATCGCGGCCATCCTGGGCGACACTATTACGGCGGTGGATACCTGCCTTTCGACCACTCGCCGGAAGCTGCGGAGGCTTACAGCCTAGAAGGAGTAGGGCAATGGTGCTGTCAATAGCCGACACGGTCGAGACCATCCTAGAGGAGCCCGCGCCGGACCTCTCGGCGTATGACAAGGACGAGCGCAAAGAGCTTCAAGAAGATGTCTTGGAGGCGTTGCTGCTCTGGCTGGGGGTCACGCAGCCGCTAAGATAGGAGGCGCCCGTGGCGGGTGCCAACGTAACCCGGACCCATAACATCCGGGATAAGGGGCGCCGGCTCGAAACCGCCATGCGCCAGGGCCTTATGCTGGCCGGCAAGGTCGTACAGCAGGCCGCCCAAGAGAAGGCGCCCGAGCTTACCGGCCAAATGACCCGGAGTATCACCGTGAGCGAGCCCCGATGGGATGCCAGCCGGCTATGCGTCTATGTGGGGCCGGGGCCGGAAAGCCAGGCCTATGCCAAATATAGCGAGCTACCGGCCTACATCGCGCTCCGGCCCGGCCTGGGTCCGATCAGCCGGCGGAAGGGGGCTACAAAACCCTTCCTAAAGCCGGCCCTAGAGACCCACAAGACTGAGGTAAAGGACATCATACGTAGCGCCTTATTGAAGGGGCTGCGCGACATAGCGAGGTCCTAGGATGCTATCGCCCGACACGGTGCAGGCCGCCCTAGTCGCGGTGCTAAAGGCTAATGGCACCCTTGTCGGAGCCCTCGCCGGCCCTGACTCCATCAAGGAGGCCCAGTGGCGCGGCACGACGTTCGACTACCCGGCGGTCCGCGTTGACATCACCGACATGCGCCCCCAGGGTAACGGCGCCTGCGCCGAACAGTGGCTCGCCGTAGCCGGCGCGATCATCGTTTTCAGTAAGATCGACTCGTCCGTCGAGTGCATGACGGTCCTGGGGCTGGTCCAGAACGCGATCCAGCGCCGGCGCCTGGCCGGCGCCGGCCTCACCAGCCTGGACCTACGGGTCGAGTTCGTGGTCTACCCCTACCGCGAGGGGAACATCTGGCGGGGCGAGATCGCCTTCGGTACAACGGCCATAGAGACCTAGCCGGCCGACTTCCCCGCGCTTGTCGACCATTAGGGTGATGAGCCCTAACGACAACGCCCCTATGAGGGAGGTCTGCCAATGCCGACGCTAGGAACCGGAACCGACACGCCCATCGGGCCGCAGGTCAGCGGCGAAGACCTCTACATCGAGGGCGGCCCGACCATTTGGTTCCAGAACTCCGGGGCTACCGAGGAGAACCACCCCGACAGCGACGGGTACTACTGGGGACTGAGCGGCACCGCCACCTACCCGGTCTACCCGATGGGCTGCTACGACGATCTGACGATCGCCGACACCCGGACCACCAACCCCGTTACCTGCGCCGCCCTGGGCGACGTGGCCCAGATGCAGCGCCGGGACGCCTTCGAGATCACCTTTACCCTAAAGGCCCTATTCCCGCTTGCCACGCTGCGCTACCTGATCGGTGGCGGGGCGGTGGTCCACAACGCCGCCGAGGAGACGGAGAAGATGGGGCTCGGCAACCTGCCGATCAACCAATTCTTCCATCTCCACCTGGCCCGTGTGTACGACGAGGATACCGGCGACTACCTGGCCATCACCTTCCACAAGGTCCAGTTCATGGACGCGACGCCGCTGGCGATGCCCTACGGCAACGTCTGGACCTACGTGATCAAGGGCATGGCGCTGGCCGACACGACGATGCCCAAGGAGCAGCGTTTCGCCACGATGCTCAGGTACGACCCTAGCGTCCTATAGCCGGACGGAGGGCGCGCATGGCGCCGGCGCCCGTAGACTTCCTGGACGCCCTAGCAGCGAAAGAGGCGGCCGCCGAGATCAACATCGGTGGCCGCCTTATCTCTGTGCCGCGCGCCCGCCTGGGCGCGCACTATCGGCTCCAAGCCATCCTAAGCAGCGGCCGGCCGATGGCGGACATCGCCGGCGACTACGTGGCGGCGGCCACTGGGCTCTCCCTGGACGAGATCGACGCCGGCTCGCCCGCCGAGCTTATGGGGGCCTTCGGCACCCTGGTCAACCTTAACCGCTTCCGGGGGATGCTGGCGGTCCTGTGGCCGCATGACTCCGCCGGCAAGGATGGCCCCCGCCCCGAAGACTACCCCCACCGAGCCCTAGCGTCAGTTGTAGCTTTACTCGCGCGCGCCTACGGCTGGCCGGCCGACCATATCCTTGAAGGGCTCGGGCCAGAGGAGGCAATGTGCTACGTCCAAGAGGCGCGGGTCCTGGAACATGAGGGGCAGGAGTTCCAGTGGCGGATGGCCGGCGGCGGCGTCGACAAGGACGGGAAGCCCAAGCAGTTCCCGCCCATACCCTGGGGTCGGCCGCCGGAAGCACCCCGTCGCCGGCGGATGCCCCAGGTCCCGGCGCGGTTCCAGCCGATAGGGGTGATCATTTCGCCAGAGGAGGTAGGCGTCCGTGGTAGAACCTGAGACGGTCATGCTGGGGGACAAGGAATATCCGCTAGGGCGGATCACGGCGCGCCGGGGCCTGACGGCCGCCGCGCTCCTGATCCCGCACATCCCGGCGCTAAGACCCATGTTGGAGGAGGCGGCCGCGCCCCAGCGTGGGAAACAGCCTAGCGCCGTGTTGGGGATCAAGCTTTTCATGTCGATGGTCGACGTGCTGGCGCCGGTACTACAGCCCGACACGTTCCTAGCCGTGGCGAACGCTGTAACCGGGATCGAGACCGAGATCCTTGCCGACGCGCCGCTAGAGGACGTGCTAGCGGCTACCCTGAAAGCGGTCAAGACCCTTAATTTGGCCGAGATCGTGAAGGCTGGCATGGCAGTCTTCGCCCAGGCCGAGCCGCCAGCTACATAGCGAGGCAATTATGGCCGGCACCCCCCTCGAAGAAGTCCGCGTCCGGCTAGCGGCCGACACCAAGGGCTTCATCACCGGCGTAGATACCGCCGTCAACCAGGCCGTTACCAAAGTCCAGGCGTTCGGCAAGGCGGTAGACGCCGCCGGCGCCAAGATGTCTAACGCCGGCCGCACAATGACGATGGGCCTAACCGCGCCCATCCTGGCCCTGGGCGGGGCCGCCTTCAAGTTCGGGTCCGACTTCGGTGAGACCCTAGACCACATCGTCGGCCTGGCGGGCGTGGCAAGGGACCAGGTAAACGCCTGGAAGAAAGACATTTACGACATCTCCCGCGCTACCGCCAAGGGGCCGGGGGAGCTCGCGGAAGCCCTCTACTTCATCACGTCGGCTGGCATCAAGGGGGCCGCCGCCATGGAAACCCTTAGAGCGGCCGCCTATGCCGCTGCCGCCGGCCTGGGAGAAACCCAGGTCGTCGCCGACGCCGTTACCAGCGTCCTAAACGCCTACGGGGTGAGCACCATAAGCGCTGCCCAGGCCACCGCCGTCCTGGTCGGTGCCGTCCGGGAAGGCAAGGGCGAGGCTAACGAGTTCGCCCCGGCCATCGGGCGAGTGATCCCCATCGCGTCCCAGTTGGGCGTTTCCTTCGACCAGGTCGCGGCGGCCATCGCCGCCATGACTCGCACCGGCCTGTCGGCTGACGAGGCGGTCACCGCCCTACGTGGCATCTTTACGGAGCTAGTGCAGGGCGGCGGCCAAGGCGCCGAGGTCCTAGCCAAGGTCGGCCTATCCGCCGAGGCGCTACAAAAGCAGCTACGCGAGGAAGGGCTGCTTGCCGTTCTCCGCACGTTGTCGGTCGCCTTCAAGGGCAACATGACCGACCTCTCCATGTTTATAGGCAACGTTCGCGCCCTTACCGGCTTCATGACCATAACCGGCCAGAGCGCCGACATGATCAACGGTATCTTCGCCGCCCTGGCCAACACCACTGAGGAGGACCTAGCCACGGCATTCGACGCAGTGGCAGAGGGGCCGGGGTTCCGCATGCGCCAGGCCTTAAACCTGATCCGCGTCGAGCTAGTCCGGCTGGGCGACGAGATCGGACCTATCGTGGCCGGCACCATCGCCCCGGCCTTTGCCCAGGTAACCACGGTACTCGGCTTCCTAGTAGACAAGTTCGAGAAACTGCCGCCGGTGGCGCAGAAGGCGATCATGGGTGTTGCCCTGCTGGTAGCGTCGCTCGGGCCGCTACTTATGATCGTGGGCAGCGTGGCGTCGGGAGTAAGCGCCCTTATAGCCCTGGCGCCGGTCCTGGGGGGCGCCTTCGCGGCCCTGGCCGGCCCGGTAGGTCTAGCGCTCGCCGCTGTAGCCGGCCTAGTGGCGGTGTTTATCGCCCTTCGCGCCCAGGGCGTCAACGTACAGGCGTACATGCAGCCCTTCATCGGGGGGCTAGCGGCCCTGCGCGACGCTGCGGTAGCTACCGTAGACGCGCTAGCTAGCCTGGTCTCCGGGCTCAGTCAACTGGGGATCGTGGCTCCGCCTAGTACGGCCGCGACACTAGCCCTAGGCGCCGGGCTAGTGGGGCTGCTCATGGCGATCAACCCGCTCCTGGCGGTCCTGGCCGGCGCCGGCGGGCTCATCTGGGCGATCGGCCTGTTCCGCACCGAGGTTCGGGACCTACCCAAGCCCCTTCAAGAGCTACGGTTAATGCTGGACAAGGCCGCCCTGGGCTACCTGGCGCTGGCGGACGCGATCCTGCAAGTCCTCGATCTACAGATCGGCCCCATCGACCTGACGCCCTGGACTACGCCGGTTGACGTAGCGCGCCAGAAGATAGACGAGGCCCAGGCCGCCATCCTGGGCGACATGCAGCTAATTCAGGCGGCCTTCGACGATACCAGCGCCGCTACGGCCGAGGCGGAGGTGCTACGCCTAACGGGCGTAGTCGTAGACTTCGGGAATGCCTGCGTCCTCAGCGTCCAACAGTACGCCGCCATGCTCGGCGTTGCCGAGTCGGAAGCGGCCCGCCGGTACGCGATGCAGTACGGCCCGGCCCCCAAGGCCGAGTCCATGGCCGAGGAGCTAGCCCGCAAGTACGGGATCGGCGCCTACAAAGCCAAGGTGGTAGTGCCGACGCCGGGGGCCGGCGTCGGGGGCGGTACGGGCGCGGCCGCCAAGCAGCAAGCCGTCGCCTACACGGAGACCCTAGACGAGCTAACGGAGACCCTGCTGGGCCTGGGCCGGGCCGCCGGCATGACCGACAAGCAGCTAGCCGGCTACCCCTGGACCTTGGAGCTAGCGCGCCGGGCGGCGGAGCGGCTAGGGCTCTCCACCGACGACCTGCTGGACATTTTCAAGGCGACGGGTAAGGGCTTCGGGGACTTTATGCGCGCCCTGGCTGCCAGCGAGTCCCTTGACCAGCTAAAGCAGATCGCCGACGCCGTTGTTTCCAGCCTCACCGACCTGCAAAGCCAGTTCAATGCCCTCTTTGCCGCCCCTACCAAGGAGCAGGCGGCGATCAACTACCAGCTAGCGCAACTGAAGCTACGGCGCGCCCAGATGGTCGCTACCGGGGCCACTGACGAGGCGCTAGCCGGCATAGACCGGGAGATCCAGAAGATCGAGAACGTCAACGCGGTCCGCCAGGCCGAGGTAGACGTTATGCGCGCCCAGCTTGACATGGCGAATAAGACGCTGCTCACCGACGCGGAGCAGTACGCCCAGGCCGGGACGCTGGTGCAGAAGATGGCCGACCTCTCGGCGGCCGCCCAGCCGGTGATCGACCTGTACCGCACCCAGGCGGAGCTAATGCAGGGCTGGATGGACTCGCTCGGCGCCATCATCTTTATGCTCGCGGCCCTACCGCTGCCGGCGGCCCAGATACCCACCGCCCAGTACGGCGGGATCGTGCCGGGGCCGCGCGGGCAGCCGCAGTTGATCATGGCCCACGCCGGCGAGGAGATCATGCCGCTGGGCGGCAGCCGTTCCTTCGCTATGCCCGTAACGGTCAACATCGAGGGCGGCGCCGACTGGATGGAGATCACTCGGCGGGCGCATCAGGCCGTCACCGACGCGCTACATGAGGCCCGCCAGCGGAGCTACCTACAGGGCGCCCCGCTGGGGTCCGCCATCGGATAGGAGGATGCCGTGGCCGCCTTTGGGGGCTTCACATTCGCCGCAGAGGAGGCGCCGGTAGCCGGCGCCGATAGCGGATGGGCCGTCCAGCTAAAGCTAGACAGGGCAACGCCCCTAGGGGCTGCCAGGGACAGCATCGTTACGCTCGGCGTCGGCTCGGCCATGCGCGCCTTCGAGTGCTACCTGACGCTGGCCCGCTACGCCGCCCTGCTCGCCCTAGTCAACACCGTCGCCAACTTCACCGACTGGGAAAGCGCGCCTAACACGCGGGCGGCCTTCCTGGCCGGCGTTACGCCCGTAGACCAGGCCGGCCCATGGAGCGGCGACGCCGCCAATGCGCTCCGAGTCCGGGTCGAGCTAATTTCGCAGTAGCATGGTCAGCAACCTCTACCAGAACGTAGACGCCAAGACCGCTACGCTCCGCGTGATCATGGGCGGGGCGCTGATCGCCGACGTACTCTCGGCGGAGTGGGCGTTTACCTTCCAGCGCCCGCCTACGGCTAACATCCGGGTCCGTAACCCCGCGCCGGGGGCCGCCGTCTTCGGCGCCGCCGTTACCATCGACGCCGGCTGGAACGGCCTCACCGCCCGCTGCTTTACGGGTACGGTGCTAAACGTCAACGCCGACGAGACAGGCGTCACCATCGAGTGCCAGGGGAAGTCGGCGGTCCTCGAAAATACCTTCCATAAGGTGACGGTCTCCGTAGACGGCAGCAAGACCGCTAGCCAACTGGTAGAGGAGCTACTAGCCGCGTCCGGCCTTACCGACTACTCCGTCAACCTGCCGGCCTGGACGCCCGGAACCGTCTGCCCCGAGGACCTAGAGTTTCAGAGCTATTCCGAAGCCATCACTAAGATCGCCGAGGTTGACGGTGGGCTGTGGTGGGAGCTACCGACCGGCACGGTCCGGGTAGAGGCGATAGACCCCGTTCCCAGCGCTACCGCCTGGCGGGTCTACTTCAGCGGAGTCCTAACGGCCCTAGTCGAAAGCTACCCGCCCGGCGTAGCCTCCGGCCGGCCGCGCCTGCGGCACATCGGCCAGACGCAGCAGACCCGCGACGTAAAGAACCAGGCCTGGGTCCGGGGCTGTACCTATACCCAGACAAACCCGGACGGCACCGAGGTCTCCATCGACGTAGAGGGTACGGCCCTAGCCGGCAGCCCGTGGGTGCGAATGCCGGATGGGAGCCAGGGCTACAACGATCTCCTGTTCTCGAACGAGCTTATCGACACGCCAGTCAAGGCCGGCACCGTGGCGGCCCGGCTAGTCACCCTCTATAACCGCCTGCTTACCCAGATCACCGCCGAAGTAGACGGCGATCCCAAGGTCGCCCTAGGCGTCACCATCGGGCTCGAAGACCCGGCCTATAGCCGCACCACCGGCAACTGGTTCGTCGGCGACTACCGGACCCGGATCGACAGCATGCAGTTTGTAACCGACTTCACCACGCTGTACGGCGGCCCCGGCTCCGGCTTCACGGTCAACATCTGCCCGTTCGCGCTCTTCACCTACTTTACCGACCTTCAGGTGATGGGGAGCCAGGTGTGGGCCATCGTGACCTTCGACGCCTGCGGGAGCGTCGACCCGGACGGGAGCATCGTTCTCTACTCGTGGACCGATAACCAGACTCCCCACAAGGTCTCGGGCAGCGGGACCGACTGCATTTTTACGCAACGGGTAGACCCCACCGGCATAACCGGCACGTGGCAGGTCACGCTCACCGTCACCGACAACGGCACGCCTCCGTGCTCCGACGATATCACCCTGCCGGTGTCGGTCGACGAGGGTACAGGCATCGTCCAGGTGCCAGCTCTCTTCGTGGCCTTCGACGCCTGGTTCAGCGCCTCGCCCGATGGCGGCGTGACGTGGAATGACCAGGCGGCGCCCGCCGGATGGGGCGTAGTGGCGGTGGGCTGCAAGCCGCCTGACGGCGAGCACTACGGCTACGGCGTCTACGGCCTCAGCGGTACGACCGCCGCCGCCGGCCGCCTCTACCGCACGACGGACTACTGCGCGACGGCCCCGACCTGCGTCCTCAGCGGTGTTGACTCGCCGTTCGAGCATGTCTGGTGGGACCTGAACCATCCGACGGACTGCTGGGCGCTTGCCTGGGATGGCGAACTCTGGCGGTCCCAGGATGACGGCGCCGCTGGCTCCTGGCTGGTCTACAAGGACCTGAACACCCTGCCTTGGCTCGTGCCGACCAAGGGCGAGCACGTACACGGCAGCCGGATCGCCACGCCCGCACCGGAGGGCGTCTGGGTCTTCGGCGGCCAGAATATCGACTGGGGCGCGGGCCTTGTCGGTTGGCCGCTCATCTGCTGGGATGCCAACCTTGACGGCAACTGGGCCCAGGCCCAGGTTGGCGGCGAACTCCTTGGCGATCTCGGTGCTGGCGGGCCGACCGATCTCTACGTCAAGGAGGCGGCCAGCCGGGAGGCGGACGAACTCGCCATCCTGTTTAACTCGGCGACCTGGCTCACCGGCGTCTACTACACGCCGAATGTTCTCGGCTCAGGAGCCGGCTGGAAACGTGCCAGCGGCCTGCCCGCCAAGAGCCGGGGCCGCTGGATCGCGCCCGACTTCGCCGTGGGCAAGTTCGCCTTTGCCTACAACGACGCGGTGATCTACCGGGGCGACGTGGACCCCGTGACGAACCGCATGGCCGTGACCGTAGCCCCGGCCCACCTTGATACCGGCCCCAGCGGTACGGACGAGCCGAACCACGGCCTCTGGATCGGGGCCTTCAACTGGTGGATGCCCGGCGTCTACCTGGTGGCCGCCCAGGGGCCGAACTACCCAGGCCTGGTCTACAAGTCCTGGGACCGCTTCGCCACCATCGGCAAGTTGCGGCCCGCTACCGGCTTCGAGGCGGCCCATGCGGCCTCGAAGGGCAAGATGATAGCGCTCTCGGCGGCGACGCAGACTCCCGCAGGCGGCGTGAGCCATCCCTACATGTTGATTCGTGATGGTAGTACTGGCGTTGATCGTCGACTTGTGCGGCTTGTCGATGGTGCCTGGGAAACTGTAAATGCGGCGATGCCCGCCAATAATTGGGGCCTTCGCTACTGGGGCGGCGGCCACATGACACACCTCGTCAGCGATGGCCTGCCCAGGTATTCCGACGATTACGGCGTAATCTGGAGCATCTCAACTGCGCCCACGGGCGTACTCTACGGCCCGTACATCCGCTGTTTGGGCATCGACGCGACACCTGGCTCGACGCGACTTTGGAGCATCTGGCGAGACAATTCGAGTTGTACGCCTTCGGCTTCTCGCCACTACTGCATCGCCTACAGCGACGATTGGGGAGCGACCTGGGTACTTTCCTTTGAGGAGAACCTTCACGACAACATTCTCAATTATTTCCGCACCTACTATGCCATTGCCTGCCATCCTAGTGATCCGAACAAGATATTCACTGTCGGTAGGAACCTGTTTGATGCCGCCGGAAGGGTGACAACAAATGGCGGCGCTATCTGGACCGCATGGGGTGGGGTGCCATCCAACACGAACGTGACGTGTCATCCATCAGTGGCTGCACCTGCGCAGCTCGCCATCTGGTCGGTCGGCGGCAGAATGCTAATCACGAGCAACATCGGTGATGATGTGAGCTGGTCTGATGATCTGGGGACAACGTGGACGAACTATGATTTGACAAGTATCGCGACAACTCAGAATCCACAGGAGTTCTGCCGCGCTGGCCCCGTGGGTCCCATCTATCTCTGCTACAACTCGGCCAATGGAAGCACATACCCTGAGTCGCCCATCTTCCGCACACTCGATGAGGGAACGTCCTGGGAGATGGTTGGGGTGCCTGTCGGCTGGACTCTCGCTCAGGGTGCCCAGGTAGGAATCGCCTACGATCCTTACAATAACTGGCTCTGGTTCCCAATGCGGCGCTCCGTTTGCATCTACAGCTTCGACGATATCTATGCGGGGGGCGAAGATGATTGGTCGGATCGCGAATACAATCTGACGAGCGACTTGGGCATGATGTACCCGCATGTCTTGGGCGTCGCAGTGGTCTGGGACTGAGATGCTGACGGGCGAGTTCGACGCGGTAGCCTCCCAGGTCAAGCAGAACGAGCGGGAGATACGCCGGCTACGGGTCCGGCTAGACTCGTTCTCCGCCGGCAGTACGCTCCGTGCGACATCGTTCGGCGGCGGCGTGATCCCGGCTGCCAACCGGCCGGTGGAGTGGTACTTCAACACCAACCTCCTGGGGCTGGGCGATGAGCTAGAGCTACACGAGGGCCTAGGCGTCTGGATCAGCGCTTCCTTTGCCTCCGGCCGGGCGCACTACTTGATCGGCGCCTATTGCGCGCCGCCGTGCGGCGGCCCCGGCGGGGGCGGCATGAGCGGCGTCGACTTCTTGCTCGATAGCAACTGGCTCTGCGCCGGCCAGGCCCTAAACCTACTGGAAGGGCCGGGCGTCTGGATCAGCGGGACGTGCGTCCTGGGCGTCGCTAGCTACATCCTGGGCGCCTACTGTGAGCCGCCCTGCGGGGGCGGCGGGGGCGCCAGCGGCACGGTCTATTGGGAGGCGAACGGCGCCTGGTTTTGCGATAGCCTGGTAGCCGATCTGCAAGAGGAGTCCGGCGTCTGGATCAGCGGCGAGTGTACCCCCGGCGGCGTGGCCCGCTACCACATCGGCGCTACTGGGGGAGTCGGCGGGGGCGATGATATACTGGCGCTGGCCTACGCCGTAGCGTTCTAAGGAGGTCGCCGTGGCTTCGACACCCCAGACTATCAACGTAGCGGTCGGCGCCGGCGCCACCGACTTGTTCACGGCCTTTGTGGCTGCGGCCAGCCGTGGGATGCTAGTCGCCCTACACTTCTGCAACACGACGACCGCTGACATCACAGTCGACGTGTGGCACCGCGACGCCGGCAACACGACCTCGCGCTTCCTAATGGACGACGAGACCGTGCCGGCCAAGGGTACCCTGAACTGGTCCGGGATGGTAACGCTGGCGGCGGCCGGCGAGAAGATAAGGGCGCAGGCGTCCGGCGCGGGAGTCGACTGCCTGGGAACGGTGATAGAGAACGCCTAATGGTCAAGCGGAACTTCACTCGCTCCGCCCTACCCGTTCCCTGGTGCATCCCCTGGGCGACGGGCCGCTTCTACTCCTCGCCGCTGGGGAACGGTACTGGCATTCTTGCGACGGGCAAACTGTGGTTCAGGGTCACGCCTATCTACGTGCCAAACCCGGCCGGTGTCCTGGCTACCGCCATCGGGATCGAGGTACAGACCGCCGGGGCTGCCGGCGCGCTCATACGCCTGGGCATCTACAAGGAAGCGGCAGGGCTACCGACCGACCTACTGCTGGACGCCGGCACCGTGGCCGGCGACCCCGGAGCGGTGCCGGTCTTCCAGTCGATCGCCATCAGCCAGTACCTTCACCAGGGCTGGTATTTTCTGGCGACGGCCACGTCGCTAGACGTTACTGTTCGCGCCGTAGACGGCTCGCCCCATAGCCTAATGCTGGGCGGCTTTTCCTTCGTTGACAATACGCCGCGCACTCA